TGGTCAGAGTCTTTTTTCATAAGTCTTTTATTCTTGGTCATATTAAATACTTTAGTAGTACCCCAATCATAGTCTTGTAAACTACCGTGTACTCTACCTCTCATACCATTGGCACCGCCATCTGTAAGTGTAATCAAGGTCATTTTTTCAATACCATATTTCTTCTTAAACATTGGTAACAATTTGTTTACAAATATTAAAGCTTCATTTAATGGTGTATTACCAAGACTAAATTCTCTAGGTATAGAATAACTATCAGGTTTTTTAAAGTTATAATCTCTATAACCTCTACAATAGTTTTCGTTATAATAATCACCCATATGATACATATACATCATAGATTGGTCTAATTGTTTTTTAGTCATCTTATGGCTGGCAACATTAACTAGGTTAAAGTCTTCCATTTTCCAATCACCATTTTGATAGATGAAAGATTTATCATAACCAGTATCTTGATTCATATATTTTCTTTCACTTGTAAAGAAGTAAACCTCAAAAGGTATATTAACTCTTCTTACAAACTCTACCAAGTTAATTAATTGGTGTATAGTTTGATTCAATACATCACTCATAGAACCAGACCAATCAAGCAACATCATCATACCGTGGTTTTTACCATCAGGTATAATAGTCAATCTTTTAAATATATCATCTGAATATTTGTAAGAAGGCAATTTTAATGGGTCAATAATACCAGTTTTATCTGTACTTGCTCTTTTATAAGCAGTAGCAGCTTTCTTCATTTCAAATTCTTTAACAAGATATGAAACCGTTTTTTTGTTTTCTTTAAGAAACTTTTTATATTCATCAGCTAACCATTGGTCATAAGCAGGACTATAATTAGTTTCTGCTTTGATTTTTTCAAAGGTTGATAAGAATTGTTTGTAAGTTGTTAAAGAGTCTTTTAAATTAGGCTGAGGCATATTACCATATGTGTAACCTTTAGAATTTTCATTTAATAAATCTGTGACTTTATCATCAAACGCTTCCTGTGTAACCGCTTTAAGCATTTTACCAGAGTCAAAATCACCGCCTGAACCAGGTCCGTAATGACTAGCTTCTTTACCATCATCTTTTTTATCATCTGTTTTTTCAGACTTGTCAGGAGTACCAGAACCATCTTTTTCATCATCAGCTTCTTGGTCACCAAAGTTATTGAAATCATTTTTTTCATCAGAGTCATCATCATTTTGTTCAACATTTGAACCTGAAGAATCTGATTCATCATTAAAATCATCTTCATCATCTGATAAATCATAAATTTTAGACATTGATAAGTCATCAAAATTAGGCAACTTTTTCATTTGCTCAATTTGTTTTTTCTGCCATTCAATCATTTGTTTGGCTAAAGCAACAACATCATCAAAAGTTTTCAAAGCGTCAACTTTAGCCAACCATTCTTTTTCTAAAGGAGCAAATATGAATGGTAATCTATTTAAAGATTTACTTCTAATATTAATTTTATCAATTAACATTAAGTCTTTATTGATATCTTTACCAATAAGACCAAAGAAATTCTTTTTATCTAGTAAGTCAAAACCATTTTGATAGTTTCTAACTACACCAGGATATTTTTTCTGTATAAGGTGGTCAATTCTAGTATCTTCAAGAACATTTACATATGCTCTTAATTCATTATCTGTAGCAATCTCTTCCCATTGTTCATAAGGAGTCCAAAGGGCGTGAGCACATTCGTGAGCAATCAACATATCATATATGTCACCTTTTTGCTCTTTAAAAATAGGTAATGTTAACACACGATTCTTTACATCAAAAGAAGCCGTCTGTACTTTATTGTGTTGTACAATAATATTTTCTGTTGCGATTAGTTTGGCTAGATTGCCTTTGACATCAAGATTTATCATAGTGTTAGTGTCCTTTTTCATTCTATGGATCCATCCTACAGGCCTTTTCCACAAATGTCAAGCGTTATTTTTTCTATACCAGGTAACGATTGCCGACTACCATTTGTTCTGGTTCCGTTCTTTTCCGCTTGATTCTCGCTACCGGTTGTCGCCGGAACCCGAGAGTTTCCCACGATTCGCTCTGTCTAGTAATTTGTTTAAATTATCGTTAGCAATGTCGGAAAGCTTAAAGCCAATATCGTCAGCCAATATACTGATATACCAAAGGCAATCGCCAATCTCTTTGGATAACGCTTCACGATAATCCTTATTGTTCTCATATCCGTCTCTTATTAGTTTTTTAACCTTGTTAGCTACTTCTCCTGCTTCACCGGTCAGTCCTAATGTTGGATAGATAATGGCCTGTTCTCTCGGATATATTGCCGTTGTTTTTGCAACCTTTTGGTACATATCTAGGTCGCTTACTCTTTTGTATTTATGTGTCTCATTTGTTCTAGTACCGAATTCTTTTTCCAATTGACCTTCCATTGGTTATCTCCCTACGTCATTTAAGTATTTGGATTTACATTCTTCCCAATTCATATAGATAATATCATCATAGAAATGGGTCTCTTTAGATACTCTGTCTTGTTTTTTTAAACTAGCCAGTCTTTTCTTAGCATACTTATTCTTCCATAAATCAGTTAATGCTTCTACTGAATTATCAAATTTTCTGACCAATTTGTCTTCTTTTATCTCTTCTCTTAAAAATTCTTTTGTATTCTCATATAATTCACCAAAGTATATACCTCTAGCGTGTTCAGATTTGATTAACTTCTTATCTATACCTAGTTTGTTATATGTAAATGTATGACTTCTATTTCTATGGTCTCTTTTATGTGGTTGACCTGTGTCTTTCTTTGCAACATACCATTCAAAGTATTTGTAAGTATGTTGTTTCTTTAACCAGTTTTGTATCATCATTCTAGTTGGTTTTAGTGGTTCATATGATACACTACCAGCAGTCCAACCCATTTTCTTCCAGTTTTTAAGTCTATCGTATTGTGATAATGGTATGGTTTTTGTCTTACCATATAGACTTGTTGTGGTTACCCCTACTAGTTTATCTTTGTATTGGTATTCCCAGGTTTTTTCAACCGTATCAGATAGGCATAAAAGTGCCAGTAGTTTGCCACCTACCAGGTTATACCCTAAAGGCTGAATTGGTACAATTGTAGACCCGATACAAGTATGATTAATCATTCTTTGCGTCTTGGCCTCACGTTCCCAACCAATATAATTGTCTCTAGGTGTAAGGTCTAAAAAATCAGAGGACATACAGGTAACACCTAATAGTTTTTTTGATACTTTATCTCTGATTAAAAAGTTTAGGTTTCTACCAATATTACTATTGTTTTTCATAGTTGATAAAAACGTTCTCATACCATTCCAAATGGCAGGCATATTTGCACCAGTAATAGATTTAACAGAATCACCATCTGTCCACAATAGTTCAGGTTCTAAATTTAAATATTCTTCTTGGTCTTCAGGCAACCAGAAATTGTTTTTAATCTCTTGTAATAATGCACCTTGGTCAGGATTCTTTAATGCTGGTTTATCGTCAAAGAAACTATTGACTTCTTCAGTAGGATATTTGTCGTGTACTTCACACCATTTTTGATATAAAGTATATTCTTTTACATCCATTTGAGATACATAAGATAAATCTTTAATGATTGTTTCTTTTAATGTATCTGTATCTATATCAGGTATTTTGTCTAATGGATTGTGTTCTTGCCAACTTTGCCATTGGTCGTCAATAGACATACCTTTCTTCCACGAATAAGCCATAATATAAACATCCTATACTAGTTTTTTAAGATTGTCAAGCCTGAAGTTCCGCTCTTTGTAGGTCACGTTTATATAACTTTTCAGCCTTCTTCTTGGCCATATCAAACTTCAGTTTTGATACTTTTTCTACAAATGTAAGACCTAATGTATGGTCAAATTCGTGTTGATAGATTCGTGAGAACATACCATCAAATTCTTTTTCAACCGATTTACCGTCATCATCTTCAAATTCTACTATTACTTTTTTTGGTCTTGATATATTTAAAAACAAATAAGGAAAAGTTAAACAACCTTCAGACATTAATATTTCATCTTTTGATGTAGATTTTATTTTAGGATTCCAACAAGCATATTTTTCACCATTGTTTAATGATAAATGATTACCCATTACAAACATTCTAAATGGTAGACCTGCTTGATTACAAGTAAGACCTATACCACCATATTTTTTCATACACATAAACATTGATTTGGAAACGTCAGCTCTTGTCTTAAATCCGTCACTTGATTCTTTTAACATATCGTCTGTAAATGGTGCTATTGCTGATAATACTCTGGCGTCATTTGAAGGCACCAATGATAGTTCTTTTATTTTTTTATCTGTCATATTGTTCCTAGTTGTGTAAAGTTTTGTACCTTTTCATACTTTATTATGTTTGTAAATTTATCAAATAGTATGTCACCTTTGTGTGATATAATAAAGATGTTTTCTTTCTCTAAAGTTTTAATGATTTTAAAGAAGTCATCTGTACCTTGGCCGTCTAATGATGAATCAAATATTTCATCTAGTATTAATAGATTGGTATTTGTACTATTCTTCATTCTTGCAATATCTCGCCAAGTAAATAGTAAAGCAAGGTCTATTCTCATTTTCTCACCCTCACTAAAGTTATTATAGTTAAAGGTATCTCTAAATCTTGATTTAACGGTTTCATTAAACTCTTCGTCTAGGTTAAATGAAATATAGAAGTCCATTGCCTGTAAATATTTATTAATAAGACTATTCATAATAGGTACATACTTACGTATGATTTGTGCTTTAGCACCTTTGTCATTAAGTATTTCTCTTAATATATCTACATAGCCTTTTTCTTCATTTACTTTATCTAATTGCAATTCAGCTTCTTTTAAATCAAGTCTCATCTTTTCTAGTTCAAGTTCTATGCTTTCTATATCAACATCTTTTTCACTTACTCTACTAATATCTCTTTGTATCTGGTCACTCTGATTCTTTATCTGTTCTAATGACGAGGTAATTTTCGCCAAGTCCAGTTTCATATCTGATATTTTGTTTGTAACCTTGGAGAAGGCTGATACTTTTTGTTCTTGTTTTGATATTTCTTCTACGAGCTGGACTAGACCTGTCTCTAGCTTGGAAATTGTACCGTGTTCTTCTTCGCATTTTTTACCTTTAAACTCCTCATCTATTTGTTGTGTGCATACAGGACAATTATCATTCTCTTTAAAAAATGACAATGTTTTTTTATGAGTTTCTAAATTAGATTCTATTTTTGTTTCTAGTTTATTCAGTTGTTTAAGTTTATTATCAGCTTCATCTTGACCATTTAGTTCATTTTGACTAACAGCTATCTCTTCATTTAGTTTTTGTAGTTTTGTTTCATAATTTTGTTTATTTTTGTTATTTTCTTCTAGTCTATCTAGCGCTACCTTCTGGTTGTCGCTACCTTTGGTTTCCAGAGTGGTTAGATACTTTGCTTCAGTTTCGTACTTGGTCTTTATTAACTCCGCTTGGTGCCTCACCTCCGTCAACTTTTTTTGTAAATCACTCTGTTGGGAACGCAAAATTAGGTCCATAAGGCCAAAAACTCTAATATCAAGTATCTCTTCAACAACTTCTCTTCTATATCTCGGTTTCATCTTCATAAACGGCTCGTATGAGGAAGAACCTAATAAAACAACCTGTATGAAAGACCTATAATTAAGTTTCATAATATTTTGTTCTAGGTACTTTTGATAATCAATATTGTTGGCGTCTTGATTTAATTTTTTGCCATCACAAAATATCTCAAATAGATTTGGTTTAATACCTCTTCTTACTTTAAATTTTTTGGTACCTACTTCAAAGTCAACCTCTACAATACAATCAGCATTATTAATAGTATTGACCATTTGTTCTTTCTTAATAATTCTAAATGGTCTATTAAATAATACAAAACATAATGCGTCTAGTAGTGTTGATTTACCACTACCATTTGTACCTACAATTAATGTAGTTTGTGACATATCAAGGTTAACCACTATTGGTTGATTACCAGTTGATAAAAAGTTTTTATAAGATAGTCTTTTAAATAATATCATTTAGTAATTATCTAATCATTGTACCGGCTGGTGGTCTTTTAAAGTCCGGATCCATAGGTGCTGGTTCTGCTTTTGATTCTTGACTTGGATGTTTAAAGTATAAATTGCCTGATACACTTATTCTAGTACCTGGTGTTTTAAAAGGTATAACTTCGTGTCTTAACAAAGCAGGAAAAATCCATACATATCCTTCTTCAGGTAAATATGATTGTGTATGAGTTGCCCATTGTGGGAAAGAGTGTTCACCATAATGAAATATAGTTGCGCCTGGTCCAGCACTTCTACCTGTATATTCTTTTCTTTCTTTTTCTAGGTCGTGTGTTTTTAAATACATAACCCAAGATAACATTCCGCTATGTGTATGTGTAGGATTATATTCATTTTCTTTCATATAATTAATCCATAAATTCATTAGATTAAATTTGTTAGACCATTCTGGTTCTTTATAAGTTGTACCTAAAAATTCACAATTACCATCTACATAAGAGTCTATGTATGGTTGAAATTCTTTAACAAACCAACCTTTATCTTCCATATTATAGCCTCTTTGGTCTGACATCAAACTTGCTAGTTCAGAATTTCCTGAACCTTCTTCTTTATTTTCTGCTCTTTTTAATAGACCATCAATTAATGGTTGATGTACTTTCATCAATGCCACATATGGTCCAAACTTTATATTTCCTAATATTTCTGGTTTCATTCGCTTGCCTCACTATATAGTTCTTTTGCAAAAGCTTTTAACTTTTGTTTATCTAGGTCTGTATTGACTTGTTCAATATAGTTACCTAAAAATGTTAATGTATCTTCACCTTGTTCAAGTATGTCTTCCCTTACGGTAGCATTTACATCTGACATATCTTCTATAACATCAATAGAGTGTACATTAATTAAATTGTATATTCTATCCATTAATCTATCATACATATCTGTATCAGTTTTATTTGATATAAACAACTTTACAAAACACTCATCATATTCTTGTAAATCAAGATTGTCATAGTTAGTTTCTTTGTCATTATATACTATCTTCTTGAACATTCTAATAGGATTAGGTACTCTTGTTATCTCTCTTGTTTGAGTATCAAAAATATGAAATCCTTTAGGACACATATGGTCTGACCAAGTCATTTCGTATTGTGTACCAAGATAATATATTTGTCCGTCATCTGACTTTTTATGAAAGTGACCAGACAAAACTTTTTCAAATCTTTTAAACATACCTTTTTCTTGACCGTGGTCATTAAAATGGCCGTTGTGCATTTCAAAACCTTTTATTTCTAAATGACCCATTGCAATAGGTGATGTACTAGTTTTAATAGTTTCTACTGACTCTGTTTCATTATCATCACATATCCAAGGTATGAATAATACTTTAAGATTATCAAATTCTAATTCTGTTGCTTTTGTATATACTTTAGCACCTTTACTAATCTCTAGGTTTTGTAAAGCATTTACTTCGTTTGTGTTCTTATAATAAGTGTCGTGGTTACCAATAATGATATGAGTATCAATACCCATTTCTTCTAATCTGTTCCAAAATACTTGCTTAAAATTATGAGCAGTATTATGGTTAATGAATTTTCGTCTATCAACTACATCTCCTAAATGAATTAAAGTGTTTATGTTATGCTCTTTTAAATATGGAAAAAATAGTTCATCATAGAATCTATTTTGATATTTAATAAAAGCCGGGCTATCATTTCTCACACCAAAGTGAGTGTCATTCAACAAAGCTATTTTCATTACTTCTTTTTAGTTTTCTTTTTTTTAGGTGATAAAGCAGGGTCTTCTTCTTTTGGTAGATTTTGTCTTAAAAACTCCGAGAATTGATTTTTAAAATCTCTGTCTTCACCTGGTTGTAAGGTCATATCATCATAGTTAGATTCAGCAATCATCTTTTGTTTGATTGTGGTCTGTTTCTTTTCTTTTTGAATTCTACGTATAAATGCATAATAAATTATTTGTGTGAAATATGCAAATGGATTGTTAGATTTTTCTGGATTAAAATTGTCTAGGTATTGTAAACAATTTTCTATACCATCAGAAATCATATCGTCTCTGTATGTATAGTTAATAAAATTAGGTCTGTACGATAGGTGATTCGCTATCTTTAGAAAACAACTGCCAATATAATCTGTCACAGGTGGCTTGGATTCTTTTTTCCTTTTTGCCTTGTTAACAGATTTTCTATACTCAACCATAGCGGCCAAGAATTCTTTGTTGTTTACGTAATGTTCCGGTTTTGATTTTTGTCTTGCCATAATATCCTCATACTATCTTATTTTTTTATATTTGTCAATGTTCATTTCACACTTGACATTAGAAAAATTATCTGTATAATGAGCGGTGTAGCGTTTTCAAGAACACTAGTGTATAGTTTTATTCTCTTCCTCTTCATCATCAAATTCTTCAAATATTTCTCTTATCTTTTTACTTTCATCAGCCGTAAACTCTTTTCTTTCATACCTTTGTTGGTCTTTTTCAGGAGGCCGTATTGTGTGATATTCTTTTGATATCATAACGTATTGTGAAGACATTTCTTTAGTTGCCCCTGTTATGGTCATAATCTTATCTTTAGGTATTGTGACTATATTATCTGGTGAAAAGTTTACCCAACGAATCAAAGCAATATAATCCCTAAAACCAGTTGCTGTTATTTGAGGCACATACTTAATTTGTAATGGTCTCTCTAACCTCAACAATGGTGAGTTGTCAGGTAATTGTTTATCTTTTTGTGGTAAATGGCATACAATATCGTCACCATTTATCAGCTTAATAACTTTTATATTTGTTTTAACTTCTTGGTGCATTGTTTAACTCTACGTTGTGAATTTCATAATCAAAGTCTTCGCCGCTGTATATATTTATCCGTTCTCTAAAATGAGCCAGAGTGTAATTCTCTTTTTCATTGTGAGTTAAATCATCTGCGACATCATATAAAGTAGCGTGTGAATTGTTGTCTTTTAATCGTAGACCACGACCTATGCTTTGCAAGTTCCTTATCCTAGACTTGCTAGGACTAGCAAAGATAATATTATGCAAGTTCCTAATATTAATTCCAGTTGAGAAGGTGCCATACGAAGCCACAATAATGGCACTATCGCTATTCTCTGTAATCTCTCTAATAGTTTCTCTTTCCTCTGTGTCAACTCCTCCGTGAACGTAAAATACTTTTTTGTCATTTGCTTTTTCCTTTATCATTTTATATAAATTTTCGCCGTGTTTTTCAACGTATTGAAATAAACATAGTGTATTGCCTTGTAGTCCAGCGGCCAAGTTTCTAATATACTTGTTCCGTTTTTCGTTAGATACTATAAAATCCATTTCTTCTTGATATGTTTTACCTTTTACGAATTCTTTTTCCTGTTTACCGTGTTGTAAGACCAAACAGAATATTTTGAGGTCAGATAACTTTCCTTTCTCCATAAGTTCCGTTGTGGATACTACCTTATTTACAGCACCAAATAGTCCTTCTAGTACAAGTTTATGTGTTTTTGAACCATCTAAAGTACCTGTCATACCTACTCTGTAAGGACATTTTACCAGTTTGGTCATAATTTTTGTTAGTGAAACTGCCTTGAATAAGTGTGCTTCATCACCTATAATCATACCAAATTGTGTAAACCATTTTTTAGGTTGATTGTATATTGATTGCCAAGTTGAAATTATAATTGGTTTATTTGTTTCTTTTGCGTGACCTTGATATATTCTATGTACATTTTTTTCAGGCGACCAGCCATAATCTTTAAAATCTTTATATAATTGTTCTACCAAAGAAGTGGTTGGTACGATAACTAATATTTTTTTCTTTTCTTCTTTTAATCTTAATAAATTAAATCTTACTAATAGATATGTTATAAGAGATTTACCAGAGGCAGTTGGCGACAATAACAAGCACCTATTTGTTCTTGTTGCATATACAAATGCTTCTCTCTGGTAATCTCTAACTTTGAAAGGTATCTTTAAGGCTTCAATAAACTTATCTACTTTAGTATCATCTACTTTTGTATCTGTAATCTTTGTACCATCAACAACTTCAACATCATTATCTTTACACCATTTTAAAATGTAAGGATATAAACCTGTATATATTTGACCTGTTTGATAAGAAAATAATCTTATCTTTCCGTCCCATACACGATTTCTAAATTGAGGCATAAACTTAAAACCAGGAACCTCAAAGGTAAAAAATTCACCAAGGTCTCTCCTGATACTTTCGTCAGCGTCAATTTTTAGGTAAACGTCATCTTTCTTTTCAATGACCAGATATCTTATGTTGTTCATTAAATAGCGCCACTAGTAAACTTACGCCACTCAATTGCATTTTTTATTGTAAAGGTTCTATTTGAAATTTGTCTAATAGTTCTATCTAAAAAATCAGTTGTAGTTTGTAAGTAATCCACTTTATGTTTTGCACGTTGAATTTCAATATCAGAATCAAGATACTTGTCAACGTCTTGTTTTAAAATTTTTAAGTTAAAAGGTTTCTCTGCATATACTGAAGCGTCTGCTTTGCCTGTATAATACTCCCATTTTTCACGTTTGATTGTATTTAAATCAGACTCAGCTTTGCTTAACATCAACTTAAAGTTGGTTAAGTGCTTCATATATTTGTTGTGTAATTGTGGTGTTTTTAAAGACTCTAAATCTAATTCAGTTTCATTCAACTTCAAATCTTTATCAACCAACTCTTGTAGTTTTTCTAAATCCATAATGTCTCCAATGTATCATAATATACTGAAAATGTAAAGTTTAGGATACGATATCAGTAGCTTGTTTGCCTTGTTGTGCAAACTCATAAATCTTATATTGAAAGGTCGCTGTAGCAGATAGATACTCAACATCTGTTGCTTGTTGGTCAAAGGACAAAGAAGATAATGATACAGGAAATACATCACTAAATCTAACCTCTATATTACCACGGTTCTTACTAGATAGTATGTTAAGTGTGGCGTCTGAAAAAATAGGACCTATTGGAGTAGCACCAGAGACTACTTTTCCAGGGTCAGTAGCTTTACTTTCTTTACCTATGACTGGAAATCTATCCTTATTTGCGTCAAGCATATTTGTATATTGTTGTCTATCACTAGGGAAACCTATACCTGTCAACCAGCCGTGCATTTCTCGGTAGTTATCTAAATTTTCGTCTATCAAAAATGTAATATTTAAATCACCAAAACTAATCTTTTCACCTGGTACAGGTATGTCTCTAAAAGGTGTTGATTGTGTTGCTGATGGCATAGAAACTTCTGGTATATTTGCTGATGTACAAAAGTATTCTACTTTAGGTAACTTAATAATACTAAATTTAAACTGCGCCGGAGACGCTAAGTCTAATTTAGTTGGTTGTCTTGATAATGCATTTGTAGTTGTCATACTACTATTTATACTAGTTAGTAGGCTGTGTTCCTGGCTCAGGTAATACGAAATCTTTTGGTGGCATTTTCAACGTTTTCTTTTCAGTATTGTATATAGCTATATCAGGATTTTCTTTTACCCATTCTTTTTTAGATTTGTCCCAAGCTGGCTCTTCTTCTTTTACTCTTTTAGGAGTTGCTCTTAAACCTTTACAATGTTTTTCTACCGTAGAGAATTGTGGTGGTAAAGGTCTATCTGCATATCTTTGGCAGACTTTAAGCATTTCCAATTCTTGTTTTAAATTTTCATTCTCTAGTGTAATTTCATTTCTTTCTTCACAATCTTTTTTACTAATTCCTAGATACTTTCTAAATGTTAATCTTACATTATAGTTATCTGATTCATAATCACTATCGCCATAAATGTAATCAGTATTACCTCTATAATTTTCTACACTAATATCCATATCACCGTATCTACAATCGTTTGAACCATTGTTAAGATACTCGTTTCTTGCTTCTGCTTTACTTGTAAATGATACGATTAGAAGTACCAGTAATGCTAAGCACCATATTTTGGCAGCTAGATACTTCATATTAATATCCGTTTACGTCTCTGTTTAAGTCTTTAATATCCCAGGCTTGGTCTCTAACCTTTTCAGCAAGTTCTCTGTATAGGTTTTCAGCCATTTCCCACGTACCCTCCGCTCTGGATAAACGTGTTTTTAGGTCAGCATTATTCTCGGCTACTAATGCAATATCTCTTTTAAGATTTGTAATTTCTAATGCTGAGTCGTTAATTTGACTTGTTAAGTTGATGACGTATTTGACACCAGTAAATGACCCAACCAATATTGAGGCCACAACAGGTATCATTACAATATTTTTCTTTAAAATACTTGTTAGTTCCATAAGTCCTTTTTTATAGTGTATTATTATTTAGGCGTTTTTTAGGCCAAAAAAAAGGGCGACATAAAGCCGCCCTTTTCTGAAGTTTGTACTTCGCAAAGTAAAATTACATTAAGTTTGCAACTTGTACTTTTTGGTAGTATCTGTTTGAGTTAGCAGAACCAGCGTCATTTACTGGAGTAGCAGCACCAGAAATGGCACCTGTTTCAGCAAATGGGTTAGCAACAAGACCATATCTAGTCTTGAAACCAATTTTTGGTTGGAACGTATCTTGACCAACTGCTCTTACCATTTGTAGAGGTACATATGGACAATAGAACATACCAGCGTCATAAGGTGAAGTACCTTTATAACCAACTACATAGTATTGCTTAGCAGCACTATTAGCAGAGTATGGGTCAATATATACTTTGTATCTACCGTTAAGAACACCAGCAAAAGTATTACCTGTGTCATCAACGTTTAGGTTGTTGTTAAGAGCTGGAGTATAGTCTAATACACCTGCCATTTGAAGAGCAGAGGCAACGTCTGAAGAACAGACTATCATATTACCTTTACCTCTTCTTGTTCTCTGAGCGATTCTGTTTGCGTCTCTTTCCAATTGGAACATAAGACCTTTGAATCTCTCAACAGACCATCTACCGTTTGAGTCAGTATCTAAATCAAATATACCAGCAGTTGTTGTATTTACAGCAGCACCTTTTTCAGCGTTGATGTAGATAGTTCTTACTACTTCTCTATTGATTTCAGCTAAGATTTCAGCAGATAAGATGTTTGCAAGTTCAGTTTCAGCGTCTAAACCGTGGATTGCTTTAAGGTCTTGAGCGAGTTCCATTGTGTACTCGGCTTTAAGAGCTCTTGACTTAGCAGTTACCGTTGACTTCTCAATTGAGAATGCCATTTCAGCAAATGCATTTCCACTAGCGTCACCTAATGCTTCAGCAGCAGCTGTAGTCATAGCAGTACCTTTTGTGTAAGTACCTGGTGAGCTATCGTTTAATACTGATGGATTAGCACCTGAATGTGCTGTAGATGAATAACCATCTACACTTGAACCAGCAGCGTTTCTACCAGAGAAATCAGTATCAGCTTCGTCAAACATAGCTTCTGCGCCAGTTTGATTAGTGTATCTGCTTCTCATAGCAAATATAAGACCAGTAGGACCAGTCATTGGTTGAACACCTGCGATATCGTAAGCAATTAAATTAGGCATTGCTCTTCTTACTAGACTAATTAGGATTGGATCCCAGTTAGAGATAGCTGAACCAGTTGCGTTAGTTGGTGCAGCCTCTGATAAGAAAGCGTTGTCTTCTTTAGAAGCTCTTTCTTGGTTTTCCAAGATAACAGAGGTGACGGCACGTCTGTATGAGTCCGTGATTTTTGGTAAATCAGGATGCTCAAGGACTGGCTGCCATTTTTTTTCGTGAGTTTCGGATAAGTACATTATTTTTCTCCCTTTTCCTTGATATTAAGATATTTTCATATCTTTTGTTTTACTAATAGCGGCAGTATAAGCAGCCATCGCTTTTGATAGGTCTTCGTTAGAAGCTCCATCATCAGCCGCCACATCATCTAAAGACTCATCTGCTTTTGCCTTTTGTCCAAAGTATGATTCTTTAATAGTTTCACACTTTTTCTTAAAGTCATCTGCATTTGAGTATTCAATCTCTTCAGCAAGTTTAGCAAATTTTTCTTTTTGAGTGTCTGCTAAATCAGAAGCAACTTCAGCCATAACTTCTTTTTGAGTTTTGCTTGCGTTGTCGCTGTTTAGTTCAACATTCTTTTCAATTTGCTCGTTTAACTTCTTTTCTAGGTCTTCAATTTTAGTTGCTTGCGCTTCCAAAACATCATACTTCTCATCTGGAACATCAATATAATGTTCAGAGAAAAGTTTTTTAAGACCAGAAATAAAGTCTTCAGCAATCTCGCCTTTAATTCCTCGTTCAAGAGCGATTTCGTTTTCTTTCATCCACTCTTCAACAACGTAAGACAAGTAAGAATCAACTTTTTCAGTTAACTCTTCTTTTGCTTTTGCACTTTCTTGCTCTAATTTGTTGTTATAGTCTGCTTCCATTGATTCTGCAATCTCAGCCACTTTTGACTTAATTGCTGTTTCAAATATGGTAGCAGCCTTGTTTTTAAATTCTTCGGATAAATCAGTTTCACCGTTAACAAGAGCTTCAACGTGGTCAGAAACATCTATGTCTTCTTTTTTGTAAGAAGCCTTCATATATTTCTCATCTTTCTTCTCTTTGTCTTCAGCGTCTGCTTCTTCTTTCTTCTCTTTGTCTTGCGACTTTTTAAGAGCGTCAAGAGCAGCTTTAGGCATTTCGCCTTCTTTGATTTCTTCCGAACCTTCGTCTTCTGTTGACTCTAACTTCGTATTGTGTCCTGACAATTTTGGCATTGCCTCAGGAGCACCTTGCGATTTTTGTTGAGCGTCACCAGAAACCTGCTTGGTTTTTTTAGTTGCGTCTGGATTAGAATCTGTAGGTTTAACTACAGCTGCACCCAAATCCTCAGCATTATTCATACTAGCAATGTGAGAAGGTTCAGCCGCTACAGCGTTCTTCTTTGGAGCGTCCGCTTGTGGGTTAGCACTAGCTTCTGCCACCGCTTCTTTTTCCAGAGCCTCTACTTTGTTTTCTGTCTCGGCCATTTAGAAATCTCCTTATTTAAAAAATAAACGTTTATTTTCTCTTCTATATGATATTTATAATATTAGAGATTTTTAAGAAAGGATTTAAAGACATCCGCCTTAGCTTCTGCTAATTTGATTGACTTTGCTTTCTGTATATACTCTTTATATTCTTCAATATCTTTTGATTTAACTATACCATTATCCCATACCCACTCTTTATTTTCCATAATACCTTCTACGAAAGCGTCTGGAGCGCTTGGGTCTGCAACAATGTCAGCGGCAGCAGCTAGATAGAAGTCTTTTCCTACATAGTTGGCGCCGTTCTTTTGAACCAAGGAACCCATACCTCTTGAAGATACTCCTAATTGAGCACCATCATCAATAAGACTTTTTACAATCTTACCGTAAGGTGTGTTCATAATCTTGGCTTCACCCATAAAATTTTTACCGTCTGGTGTTAGAGCGGTTACCATATGTGATACTCTCTCTAAATTTACCGTAGGACCATCAGGATGGCCTAGTTCACCAAATGCACGATTTTTTTGGATAAATTCTCTATTATATCGGTTAACTTCTTTCGCAAGAATATCATTCTCGTATATTCTTCCGTTTTTGTTTTTGATATCTGATTGTAAAAAGACACCACGAATTTTGTAGTCCTTTTTACCATTTTTATCTTCAACAATATACTCTGCTTGTTGAATTTCTTCCGATATTAATTTCATTTTTTCTCTCTCTTGTTATATATTTATAACAATTATTATCTGAATTCAACAATAATCGTATAATTATCATTTACAGCAAAGTTTTTAGTTGATAATAGTACGTCTCCAGTAGGTGTTGTCGCATTATTTGTTATCTCATTACCTGCTGTACGCAAATCCCAATACCCATTACCACTCAAAATTGTTGCTGTTGAATTTGTTGCTCCGTTCCAAATCAATTCAACTGCTGATTTAGAATCAGACGTATTAATAGAATACCAAATTTTGGCAATTTTTCTATTACCGTCTTCAGTCATAAATGTGACCTCTGAAGCGTCTATTTTTTTAACTAAATTCTCGCCTGTGCCGTCTGATAGATTAGTTAATTTTGCAACAAACTTTACGCCTATTGTATCCGCTAATATCTGTGTTGTTACCGTATCTGCCATTTTTATTCCTCAAATCCTGATTCTTTGTGACATTCTAAACTTATATTAAATTTTGGCACCGTAGAATCTGCTAATAGTTGTACACTCTGCTCTGCCTCATCAACCAACTTTGATTCAGTTGGTTTTAATCCATAATTACCTCTACCACTTATAGACAATTCTTTTTGACCAAGTGTTAGTTTAACATTACCTGTTCCAAATATTTCATAATTAACATTTGCAATACTAATTTTTGGTTGACTTGTAGCGTTCTTTAATTTAGAAACATCAACTACCGTACCACCATCTGATTGTATACCTTTTATATTTGTAATGACTTTAAAATCATCATCTAATTTGTGTACAATAGATTTAGATTCAGTATCAGTATTATCAAACCAAAGTATTGTCATTATTGACCATCATAATAAGTTTTTGATAATTCACCACGTTCAACCGTTTCACCAGTCATTCGTGTTCTCATATAAATTTTTGTGACAGCATTAGTTCCTGGTCTTGTATGTGTTCTTATACCACCAGAAACCGTTGAGTTTGCCCCAGCAGCCGAGTCTGGATATGTATTAGATACCGTAGCAGTATTTTCATATTGCCACAAACTATTTGAACCTGGTACCGTGACCCACGCCATCTTTATACTCCTAATTCTTTATCTATGTAATCATAGATAACATCTGTTTTTATATTATGTTGAAGTGAAACATCATCTATTGTTGTTTCAACCTCTTTAACAATGTCATCATTATCATAGTCTAAATTATTATAAAAGTCTGTCACCAAATCTTTATGAAGTGGTGGCAATTCTTTAAATGTTGAAGTATCAACCACGTCTTGTTTAATTACTTGGCTGACTTTCATCATTACTCACTGGTGCCTCTGCCGTTGGCGTTTCTGTATTTGGTGTAAATTCAATTTCTTGTCCAGTAGTGTCCATCATTTGGTCAGTTTTAGGCGAAGGTTCTGTTACCGCTGGTTTCGGGTCGCTGTGTGCTTCCGGTTCAGGTACTCCATTAAATATTTTACCTGCGATATCTTGCCTTTGTGCGTCAAGAGAAGTTGCTACTTTATCTCTTAATGCGTCTTTAAATGCTTCGCCTGCGCCAGCATTATCTCCTGTGGCCAATTTGTCCACAAAATCTTGTATTTTTTCCGTCATAATTTATCTCCTATTTGATTTCTCTAGTATATTCACCAGCGTCTGGCATAGCGATAATACCGTCATCAATTTCTTTCTTAATTTGTTTATCAATAGCTGCTATCTCTCTGTCTGTTTGTCTTAATACATTTTTTCTAACAAACTCCACAGAAAAATATTTACCAACATAATCTCTCATTGAATCAGCCAGTCTCAATCTTTCCATTAACATTTCTGACTCTTTCAATTCTGCAAAATGTCCGTCTTGCAAGAAATTATATAGTATATTATCTCTAATAAAGTGCCATTCTTCTTCAGCAATTACACCTTTTAAAACTAATTGTGTTCTTAAAATATCATTAAAGACTTCAGTAAATTTCTTTCTTAATCTTTGAACAAATTTTGTAAACTTCAATTCGTCTCTTGTAATTTCAGTTGAACGACCTAAATTAAATCCTGAAGAAGACTCTAATCTACTTACAGGTACATTTAAAGAACGATATAACTTCGCTCTAAAATATTCAATGTCTGCAATCTCACCTAAATTTGCACCACCTGGTAAAGTATCTATTTGTGTACCTCTACCACCCTCTCTACTTGGCAACCAGAAATCTTCCAACATAGACATATAATTTCTATCGTCTTTGATTTCACCTGTGCTTGCGTCATAAACAAGTTTGTTTCTATATCTTGCCATAACATCACGTAGATATTGTTCAGCTTTTGCTTTAGGTAAATTACCTACATCAATCTTAAAAATTCTTCTTTCAGGTGCCCTTGCTATTCTGTAAATAACTGAAGCGTCTTCAATCATACGCAACTGATTTACAGGTTTAATTGCTTTATGTAAATAAGATAATACTATATTCTTATTCTGGTCTACTATACCAGACGGACAAAAAGCAACTGCGTCAGGAGCAATTTTAATACCACCTGAAGTAGTGTTTGAAACACCCTTTTCGTTGTAAATGTAGTATTCTTCAAACTCATCAACAACCGTTAGACCATAAGGAGTAGGACCATCAGGTCTTTTCTTTCTTATTTCTCTAATCTTTTTGATTTTTCGGGGGTCAATATATCTTAATTCAGTTATACCTTTGATTGGTGAATCTCTATCTATAATTTTATGATAGTATATTCTGCCATCAACGTACCATCTTCTAAATAAGTCGTGACCTCTTGTATTAAAGTTCATCAACCTTAATACTTCTTTAAATTCGTTATCTATTTTCTTTTTAATTTCTAAACCAAAGTCAAGATTACCCAAATCCAGTTTTACTGCGTCTTTCAACTCATTAGCAACGATAGCTTCGTTAACGATATCTTCAATTGCCATATCACACTCGGGGTGTAATGCAATCTCTCTATATCTTCTAATTAGTTCCTGCTCATTTCTAGCAGTACCTTCCATATCAAGGTACTGACCGAAATAACCACCAGCGGCGACGGTTTGTGTACCGTCTTCCGCTTGTGGTGTAGTAAAGCTTTGTTTTGGATCCTGGGGTTTCTTTGCCCTAGTGATAGAAAATCCAAATAATTCTGCCATTATATATCCTTACTTTTTATATTACTAATATTTATACTACTTATTATGTAGTAGTATTACTTTCAAAATATTGATAAGCAAAGGTAACACCAAACTCTTCAATCGAATCGTTAGTGTCATATGCCAAGTCAATTGCAGCTATTTCAGTCGGGAAAGCACCTCTTAAAGTGTACGACTTAATAGTTGCACCGTTTCTATCTAATTGGTCAACAAATGCGTCAACTTGATAGTCAGCAGGATTTGTTAATCCTTCACCATCTGTCGCATTGTTAATACCATTTGACCATCTTTCAAATGCGTTTCTTAATTTGAAGTTTGTATCATTTAGTACCGTGATTGTCCAATCAGCGTATGTTCTATCACCAGCAATCTTAATTTGTCTGCCTCTGAACGGAACCGTAAATGACGGTATCGTCATTGCCGGAAGTTGAGTGCCCTTACATAAGAATGCTAGTTCCTCTATTTCGCCACCAACCTGTGCGTAACCAGGAAAAGGCATTGTAACCTTAAACTGATTGGCTCTTGAGCCGCCGCCTGCAAGTTTAGCTTTGAAGTCATTAATGTTTGCCATTTTTTATTTCTCCTATTCTATACTTACCCAGCAACTTCGTCAAAAGAGACGCCGGTTCTAGTAGCGATAAATTGTAATGTGATAAAGTTGATACTTCTAGCAGGTTTCACAAAGATTTCTGCTATAAATTCATTTCTATCAATTACTTCGCCTGTGTTATTAGTTTCATCACAAACAACTAAAAAGTCTGTGATACCTCTTCTACCTTGTACTTCTCTTAAAAAAGGTTCTACAATGTTTCTAAAGTTAGCTCTTGTAAACTCATCATTGAATTCAAAGAGTTGGAATTTAGAAGCAGTTGCTATCGCCTTCTCTAAAGTGATAAACAATCTTCTTACGTTGATTCTATCAAAAGCACTTGGAGCAGTTAATCCAGTTTTATCACCGAAAAGTATTGTACCTTGGCCTGGGAAGGTTGCAACAGGATTTACTCTTGCTCTGTACAATTCGTCTCTTTGTGCTTTAGTTGGATTAAATGCAAGTTTAACAGCGCCTCTGATTATACCTCTGTTGAAACCAGCAGGTGAGAACCAGCTGTCTGCAACAAGGTCAGTTCGTGCTGAAAGACCTGCGATATCTCCGTTAAGTGGAACATATCTATAAACGTCACTATATCTGTCGTACATATATTTGTAACCTGAATCAAATACTACGTAAGATGATGAGTTGATTGTATTGAAAAATGCAACAACATTACTCTTTTGTGTATTTGCGTCAGCGATACCTACAACGTCACTTCTTTCAGGACTTGCAAATACAACAGCGTCTTTTCTGTTCTCTGCAATCGTGATTAAGTTTCCGATATGTGTAGCGTCACCGGCACCAGCAATGATTAATCCGATATCAACGGTTTCACCGTCTTGGAATTTTTCATATGCCGTTTTTCTTTGGCCGATTGTCGCTGTTGAACCATCAGAACCAGCCTGAAGTGATACATTAGAAACAGCAGTCACGTCTGTGAAAGTTGTTCCTGAAGCTGCACTACCCCAGTTTGAACCGCCAGCGTTGTGGTCCATCCAGTAGATATAGTTTGAAGCTTTATAGATTACATCTGGATAGTAATTTACAGAACCTTGACTTGTCTTAGCGTCTGAAGCTTTTGATACTGCTTCAAATTTTTCTAAAACATCGCCTTTAGTTCCTGTAATTTCACCATCTTCGTCTATTACAACAATGTGAAGTTCATCATTTACACCACTCTTAGCTTGTGCATAAGGTGATGTTCCTGGTGCTCTGTCAAATAAATCGTAATATTTCCATCTTCGTCTTACTTGAGCGCCGTTTGTAGGTGCTTGATGTAGACCAGAAGATTCAGACGTACCAAAATAAGCAGGCTCATCTTTTCTAACAATGTTTAAATCATTAGTAGCCACACTTATTACTCTATATTCGTACTCATCACCAAAATTAACAATGTCTCCAGCCGTAATTCCTGCTGCTGAAGTAACCGTCACAACCGTGTCACCGACAGCCATAGCGGCGTCAGCAACGGTAGTTTTGTTTACTTCTTCATAAGCAGTAGCAGATGGACAAGAGGAAATCTGTAAAGAGTTTCCAAATGCGCCAGCAGTTCTACCTGCCCATAAACCAACAGAAGCTTGACCAGCGGCATAGTTATTTGTGTAATCAGTAGTATTTTTTATTACAAACGCCGAACCTGATTCGGTAGCGTTTGATACAGATGAATTCTGTACACGTACAACTCTTAAAGCATTAGAATATTGTAGAAAGTTAGCAGCGCTGAAAAAATCTTCAAAGTTTGAAGAATCAGGTTTGCCAAAAGTTGCTACAAGTTCTTGCTCACTAGAAATACTTACTACTTCGTCCAAAGGACCTTTACTGAATTTTCCAGCAAAAGCGCCTGTTGAAGTTGAAACAGCAGGTATAATTCTTGTTAAGTCTTTTTCCTGTACGAGAACACCTGGTGATACTTGAAATGCCATTAGGGTTTCTCCTTCTTAATTTGCAAATTATTATTACTCATTTTAGTCAAAACTCGTATTGTTCATACGCCCATAGTCAAATTTCATACTCTACTGATATTTATAATATACGTAGTTTATAGACCTTTTCTCACTACGGGGTGCCAAACCGTACCGTATTCGTCAACTTCTACCTTTTCGTGGTCAGGAGTACCATCATCCACGAAGCCAAAAGGTGACATATCTTGCTCAATTAAGTTTTGTTGTTCTTCGTATAGTTGTTGTCTTGCGTTAGTATCTGTCATTTCTTTAAAGAATGGTTGATTAGATAACCAACCAAATATAACTAAACACATCATCAAATCGTCTGAATTTCCTTCTTCAGCCTGCCAACTTTGACCTTTTTTAATAAATGTTGACATCTCCTCAATGATATTAAAGTCATTAATAATTAACTTATCACTTTCAATTAGTGTTTTAATATTAGCACAACCAATTTTTTTAATCTGTTTAGTCATTCTAACACCAAAACCAGAACCTCTACCTGAAAAACCTGCGCCTAATATTTGACCAGCACGACCTCTTTGTGTAGTCATTAACAAGTTATCATACTCTAATTCAAATTGTAAAGCTTCTGCAATTTGTTGACCTAGGTCATTTGTTTCTACTAATATATGAGCGTGATTATATGCTTTACATACTCTTTCAATTGTGTGAGGAAACAAAATAGGTTTTACTTCATTGTTTCTGTATTTAGCCACAACCTTATAAGGCATTTGTGTAGCGTCAATAATTGTAAATGCTGAATAATCTTTTGATACACCTCTAGCGACATCAACACAACACACGTATGTTTTATCTTTAATAGGGTCTTCATAAACATCTAAGCCTGCATTTGATTTTATTGGTGTATGAAAAGTAATATTTTTAATTTTTGCTGGACTAATAAGTGTATTTACAGAACCTAAAAACTCACATTCAAACTCTTGTTGAAATTGCTCTGGTGAGGTATTTCTAATAGTATCGTCTTTCCACTTCTCATCACGACCTGGTACCTCTGACCAATGTACTTCAATAGGTACATAATCATTTCTTTTATTTTCTGCGTCTGTCCATAATTTATAAAACTGATTCATACCATAAGGTGTAGATACAATAATCATTTTAGTTTTAGAACCAGATGATATTGTTGGATAAACTGAGCTAAAAAACATTTCTGCTATATTAGGTGGTACGAAAGCGTACTCATCAAGAAAAATAATATTATAAGAACCACCTCGGATTGCACTTGAAGATGTTGCAGCCGCCACAATGGTAGATTTATTTTCTAATTCTATATTACCTTTGTTCCAGTTTATAACACCTTGTTGTAACCATTTTGGTAAGTTTTCATATGCTAATTGTACTCTACTTAAAATATCTCTAGCAGTAGAAGATTTATTAGCAAGTATGGCAATGTTTGAATTAGGATTAAACAATGCATAATGTAATAGATAAGAAACCACGGTAGTTGATTTACCTGATTGTCTTGGTAGTTTGCATATTGTAAATCTATTATCGTGTATTGTTCTTACAATATGTTCTTGAAAAGGATACATTTCAAAAGGTACTAGACCCTCATCAAGAGATACAATACGAATAAATTTTTTCATAAAGTAAATAGGGTCTTTATTACACTTTTGAAATTCTACAATTTGGTCTTTTGTAAATTCAACAGGTGTATTTACTTTTTTTAAATTTGGATTACCTAGATATGAATCACTCATTTATTACTACTGCCTCTATATGTGTATAACCTAACTTTAAAGCTGCTTGTACCCTTTGACTACCTCTAAAAACACTATAATGTTTTTCTTCATAAGGTACACCACCAACACCTTTTCTAGGTGTCAAAGAATAGTGATGTTGTCTTACTTCAATAGGATTCTGCAACTCCTCACCAGCCATTAACTCTGGCAATGGTGTCATAGATTTGATATAATGGATTTTACTTATTTCCAGTATTATCTTCGGTTGCTGTTGTGCTTTCGCCTTCAATAACTTCATCTTTTTTTAACATCTTTTGTAATTCTGCCGTTGAACCAACAAACAAAGCATTTTTAATATTAGCACTTGTTTTGTTAGGTACTTCTTTTAAATCTTTTAATTTTTTCTGCAAGTCTTGTAATTTATCTACCGTTTGTGCAACTTGACCAATCAATTGACCTGCAACTTCATATGCTCTAGGGTGTTGGCCTTCTTTTGCAATATCTAATATACCTTCAATGGCTTGATTACCTTTATCTATTAGATTATAATAATTATCTCTACTATTTACATAATCATTATCAATATCATTTTTATTTTCATCTACTTTTCTAGGAACAGGAGCTGGTTGCTCAAAGTCTTTTATAGCAACTTCAGTTTTCTTTTCAATTCCTAAAATTTCATTTACGTTATCTTCAAGTTTACTCATCTGTATCTGTTACCGGATTATAATTTTTACCGTCACTAAAATTTAAAATTTGTGTAGTAAATCCAAAATCATCATCTGCGTCAGCAGTAGCAGGATTTGGTGTCACAATAATCCTTTCCTCTCTTGTTGATGGTGGCTTATTAATATCTGTATATAAATCATCTTGTACTTCTTTAATAACTTTTTGATTAGTCATTGGTCCGAATAAATAAGTTTTTGCTGTAAAATTTAAAGTATATATTACGGCTCTTCTTGTAGTAAAACTACCGTCATAACTATCTTCATAAGCAACATTATTTAAAATTATTGGTACGTCTCTTTTTATATTTAATTCAGGTACCATATTAATTGTTACCGTATAATCAGGTTGGAAAAATGGTAAAATTTGTTCTACAATAATTAATCCGTTTTCTGCTGTTGCTGTAAAAATGTTTAAGGTATAACTTACATTGTACGGAACAGGTGTGTAATTAAAGTTTAAAACTTTACCATTTTCGCCTGATTTTACCTGTCTAAACTTTTGCATTTTATTTAACTTTCTACTAGGGTCATAAGCCAAACCAGTCATTTCAAATCCCATTCTAGGAAGTTTTTGTGCAAATTCTCTACTTTCTAAATTAGCTTGTTCATCTAATCTAACTAAAAATTTTTCTTTTGGTGCATATGCTAAAGGTACTCTATATCTCTTTGTGACAGCACCTGTGCTACTTGTATTTTGTACTATAATATTATTAAACAATTGACCAAAAGCAATTGTTAATTTTCTCATACCTTGATTGTAAAAGTGTGTTCCAAACATTATAATACTTTACCTTTATTAGGTCCGTTTTTAATTCTATATCTTTGTGTGCCTGTAGCACCTATCTCTACTTCTTGTCTTAAAGATTTAGATAGTTCCAATTCTTTTTTCTTTAAATTAATTTTATTAGTATGTTCTACTAATTGTTTTGTTCTATCTCTATCCATTATTCATCTACCTCTCCGAAAGGGTTTCTTTCTGTAAAGTCTAATATATCATCAGCTGTACCAGCTGTATCATAACCTGCTTCAGAATTTAAGTCTAAATTACTAGCATAAGGACTTTGTGTGGCAATATTATCAGTACCAGAATATGTCTCTAACATCAATAAAGATTTCTGACCAGTTGAATAATCAAAGTAATCTTCTAATTCAATTGAACCATCACCTGTTAATGCTACTTGACCTGATTCTAATGATAGTTTATGATTTAAAGTGTTAAGGGTATATTTGTCTTCAGCTTGGTCAAGTAAATCTTGTCCTGTATTAATTTCTTCGTTAGAGTATTCAAATCTTGATACTCTTAATTTATAAACAGGTAAATTTCCTAATTGGAAAAATGGCTCTTGGTCTTCTACAAACTTGATTTCAAAAAATGAATTCATCAAAGGTAAATAGATTATATCACCTTCATTTGGTCTGCCAACTGCAATTAAATTAGCCTTACTTGCAACGTGTTCCTCAAATCTACGTTTAGAAACAACTAATGTTGTATCTTCTCTTATTTCTAAACCAAATTTATTAATTAATTCTTGTTCACCAGCAAAGCCTTCAGTTGTTTCAAAATACATTTCAATCATATACGAGTCATCAAAACGACTTGTAGTGTCTTCGCCTAAAACTAAATCTCTATTGACTAATGTTCTTGGTAGGTAATATACGTCTTGACCGTATATTTTTAATCCTTCAATGATTAGGTTTTCGTGTAATACTTTTTCGGCATTATTCCCAATCCCTTTGCCGCCTTGAAAATAGTGATTGATAGCCATAAGTCACTTACCCTATCATCATTGCTGGATTTAATTCAAATGAACTTCTTATCTCTAACTCTAATTTTTCTATATCACTAATAGCATCCATATATATTTGTTGACCGTTTAATGTGACACCACCTATCATTTGTACACCACCAAATTTTGATAGATTAGCACCCCATTGTTTTTTAAATAAAGCAGTCACATATCTTTTTAAAAATATATCGTTAAACACATCCGTATTTGTTGCTGGGTCTAATTTTCTATATGCTTCAATTACAAGATATTCACCTACTTGTAAATCATTTTTCCAATCCATATCAACATACAATTTATTTTCGTGTTGATTAAATCTCATAGGTTTTTCACCAACTAAAATGTGGTCTAAAAAATCTAAATGTCTTAATACAACATCATAGTTAACAATTGATGTGGATGAAAAATCATACAAATCATTTAATCTTAATTGATATCTAACATCAAATAGATTTAGATTACCTTTATTTGAAAACGGAAAGATATTAATAATAGATATAATAGAACTAGGTATTGATAGAAAATTTTGTCCTTCTTTCCAACTAGTAGTCACAGAGTCAGCTGTAGCTGATTCAGTAGAATCAGTTGTCATTCTATCTTTATCCGCTTGTGTATATTGATATTTTAAATATGTTCTTTTTACACCATCATAATGGTATTGAGCAAAGTATTGTAATGCCTCATCAATTCTATCTTCAAGTTGGTCATCATCTGCGTTTATTTCAATTACAGGCTTACCTAATGCTCTTAAAGCATATTGTTTTAAATTCTCTCTTGTTGCTGGTTCTGCCATTTGTTATACCTTTTCTGGTATATTTATAATAGTTATTACAGATAGGGTTGGTTTTCTGACACTATCGGGAATAGGTTGTCGGAACAGAATAATTTAATATCTTCATCTGGTAAACCAAGAGATTGCATAACTCTAGGTGTATGTGGATTCTTTTGTTGGTGTTCAGAATAGTAATTTTGTGCTTTAATTACATCTTTCATTTCTGCTTCACCTTCGTGATTTCTAATTTTATCTATATAATTATTTAAATTAGAAACAGCCATATTACAAATTTTATTTAATTCATCTTCTTCTCTTACATTACCAGCGGCTATCATTCCACCACTAAAAATAGCCTTTGCCCAATCTGGTAATTCTCTCTCTTTGCTAGGTTTGTACCATTTATTTTCTTCTATAAACCACTTTGTTAATGGGTGGTCTTTTTGTAATAATGGACTAAAATCGTGAAAAGCACCTGTTACCTTTTTTTGACCTGCAATGATATCAAAACCATAAATCGGTCCACCATTAGTTAACATAGGAAAAAGGCATAGATGAGCCATCCATAAACCTTTAGATTCTCTTACATCAACAACATCTAAATGAGCTCTTCTAATATATCTATTATTCCAGGTTCTATTAACCCAGCCTAACTTTTCATCATTGAATCTTTCCATACCTGGTTCATCATATTCAACCAGATTTTTATTTAAGACTTCAATAGTCTCATTTTGCCACTTGATTAGTCTGTCCCAAATCATACATTTCCTTAAATAATTTTGTTGCGTTTTCAAAACAATATATTGCTTCAGGCAATACATTTACTTCATATAAATTTAAATAACTTTCAACTCTTTCTTTTACTATTCTTTTATATTCTTTAATTTCACCGTGTTTAAAAATATAATATCTATTAGGTCCCGGCGTTTTCTTCATAATCATTTGACCACCAGATAAATCACCTAAATGTCTAACATAAACGTGAGCATATAGTTTTTCGTTTTCACCTCTAATAGTATCTAAATGTTTAACGTATGCTTTTGTGCTTTCTGTTTCAATAGGAGGATTATCTGTATCGCCCCATAAAGCCTTATAATCATAGAAAATATGAGGTGCTCTTGGTAAAGATTTTGTATCCATAAACAAAGAACTTTCTAAACAATATTCTTCTAATTTACCATAACAAATTAACTGATTATACAAATAAGTTGCATATAATTTTTCGTCAATATTACCTGATAATAAAAGTCCCACAAATTGTTGCCTTTCAGCATTTTTATGATACTCCCAAGTCAGGTCTTTTATTCTATATTTCTTCTCTTGTTCCATCTTCGTTTATTTGATATCCTTCTTGCCAAGCACCAATCTGTTTATCAGCTTCTTTCAATCGCCATTCGCCCATTTCCATAGTTTCTTTAAATACATCTGGTGTTGCAATAACAAAATCAGATACATTAACAATTGCACTAACAACTTTTATTTGTACTCTTTTAAATTTTTTAGGATTGTATTTAAATAGTGGTAATGTAAATGCTTTTATATCTTCATCAACATTTAACAATTGTGAATACATAGATAACATTGTAATATAAACAACTTGTAAATCAAACCAATCTTTTGGTATATCTACTCTATGTTGTTTAATACCATAAAAATTAAATTGTTCACCAACATATGAAAAACCATCTAATTGTGTTGGTAAAGTTGCGTGAGCTGGAGCACCACCTATTTCGGGTGTTAAATCAAACGGCCACTTATCTTTCCACATTTTAAATAATTCAGGACCTTGATTTAAATGTTCAAAATCAATTTCTGTCATCATACCTTCAAGTCTATCAATATAAGTCCAAACATTCCACCAATATTGTGCTTGTTGTTCTTTAGGATAAATTGAAGTATCTGAAAAGTCAGAAAAGACTTTATGCTTTTTAAAATTTTTTAGATTTAAATTTGTTTTATACATTTCAACTCACTTTGTTAATAATAATATACTATAAAGTATTTATTAATCTCCTGGAGGAGATTTCATATGAGCACGATAGTTATTACTACCCCAAGATGAACCAGTTGCTGACTGATATCTATAAGACATACCTTCGTATAGGTGTGTTTGGTTATTTGGTTGATAACCTGATAGGAATATTTTACCGTCCCAATTTCTGTATGCATAGTTTTGAGCTGTAGGGTAACCATAGCAGTGTAAATCTGTTAATCTACTATTCATTGGTTGTACACCTCTTCTTTTTCTATGTCTGTTTGTAGAGTTATCTTCAAAACCTTGAGAAGGCATATGCCAATATCCATCAGAACCGTTATTAGGTGAATCAGAATGACCTGAAGCCGTAAATGCATAGTCATAAGCATTACCGTACCAGAAACTACCGTCTTCATCTAATATAATTGGTGAGTCATAAATGTATGAACCATCACCTCTTCCTTCGTTTTGACCTGTAACCCATTTAGTATATGCTGGTCCTCTTACGTGAGAGAACATTCCGTGAATACCACCAGAGTTGTACCAGTAACCTTGTTGTGAACGTGAACCTCTTGTACCATAAGTACCATAGTTACCATCAGAAATCCATAACATACCTGTTGATTTTTGTCTTATGTACATCCATTTATGTTCATCACCACCTAACCAGAATTCATCTACATCTCCGTTTAAATGAAAGTCTGCTCTTTTAAACATAGACTGATATCTAGTTGAGTTATCACCTAATCCATAAAAACCTGGTGCCTGTCCACTTGTATAGTAACCTGTGTACCATAAGTAGCCTTCGCCATCAAGTACCCAAGTACCTACGTGTGATTGAGTTGAATAACCCCAATGTTGTAGCATTTTCATACCACCGTATTTGTTCCAATCTACTTCAACTCTTCTAGGAATATAATAGTAATATGTTCCTTCGGAAGTGTGTGAGTTAGAACCTACACCAGCACCACCGTGAACTGATTGACCCCAGAACCATAACCAACCATCTTCGTCTAATGCGTGGAATGATGGCTCAGTACAGCCCTCTGCCCACATATCAACGATTCTTTTGTTGTTAAAAAATTCTTGAGGAATTTTAATAGGTCTTTTTACGTTAACTGAATAGAAAGCAAATGAGTAAGGCGAACCACCAGTAAAGTCAGTTGAGTTGTTTATTCCTGGGTTACCACCACCAAATTGTGCTTGATTGTTTCTACCCCAAGTCCATACTGAACCGTCTTCGCCTAATGCAAATTGTTGATTACCTTCAGAGTTTTGACCTTGACCTGAAGAACCTATTTTTACAATTTTTGTATTGTTAAATGAACGTATAGTTTCACCTAACCAATCTACCGTATCATCTGCTGATACTCTATTTGCATAATATCTATCTGTTGTATTTGTTACCGCTATGTGATGACCTAAATCGTATGTTGAGTTATCACCAGCAGAATAAACTTCTCCGTTATTCATTAGCCAGAAACTAGAGTTTGTGCTTGATACGTGTTGAATTACTTTTGGTGCCTTACCATCAGGAGTTACCATTCTACCTGTATGTTCAGTTTGTGTTAAATCTTTATTGTCAGTAGAAACCATCCAGTCAACCATAGTAAATCCAGTATAACGACTTCTACCCATTCTTGAATTTCCTTCTTGACCGTCACCAAATCCCATTTGTCCAGTAGAGTTATTACCACCTTGACCTACGAAATCACCATTTGATTCAATTACACCCATTGTATAGTTGGCTTGTCTTTCGTATGAGTTTCTACCCATATTGTATTTCCACCCTAAAGGAGCTCTGTTAGTGTATGATACAACTTTGTTTCTATCTGGATATGCAAAAGGTGATTCATAAATCATCACCCAATATTCTGAATCTCTTCCGTCGTGTTCTACAACCCAAGTATTATATTTTCTTGTTCTTTTTATACATTGGTAAATTCTTCTACCAACCGTAGTCATTTCACCTGGCTCGTATTGTCTCCACATTTCCCATTCGCCAATATCGTCTGTTGAACGTAAAAATAATTGCCAATATTTTGCATTATCTGGTCTAAAAGATTTTTGAACCAATCTAGGTGGGTCAAAAGAATAGTTGTTAGTGTTAACTAAACCATCTATTGATATTGAATATGCAATAGGACAATCTTGAATACATCTATAAGACTTACCTTTCCAAGAAACGATATCGTTTTTAGAATAAGCAGTCCTATCTTTCCAAGGTCCTTGCCACTTTAGTTTAAAATCTTTTAAATCAAAAGACATATTATTTTTCCTTATTAATTCCTATTAATCTGTTGGCAGACCGTAACCTGAATATATTGCGTTAATGTCAGATTTTAAAGTTGCAATTTTAGTTGCTAAACCTGATTCATTAGCTACAAGACCTTCAAGTTGTAAATGCCTAGGATTTGCTACATCAAAAGTAGATTGAATTTCTGCAACTGCAACCTGTATTTTGTTTGTAGTTTTAAGTTTATTTAATATTACCAAGTCGTCTGCGTCTGAAGCGTCTAATACAGCAACACCGTATTTTGAAGCATTTGTACCTGAAGCGTCAACCGTTACCTTTGAGTCATCATAAGAAAAGTAAGCTTTTCCGTCAATGTTATCAATGTAATTTGGTGTTGCGTCATCAGTTACCACAGGAGCGACAAAATCATCTTCTTGAGCAATATCATTTATACCATAAATTTTCTGTGCCATTTTAGTTTTCTCCTTTAGTATTATTACTATTTATAATAATTTTTTTATCTTCCTTGACCTGTTGATGTTGGTTGGCCATTTGGTGATGTCCAACTATGTCCCCACCAGTTATGTGTTGAAGACAACCAGTTTGAACGACCCCAATAATATATTTTTCCGTACTCATCAATAAAGTGGTAAGTACCTGCATATTCAGCAGAGCCTTGGTCATCTGTTGTAATTCTCATTGTAACCGGTTTTGCGTTAGGTAAATACCAGTGGAAAGGATGATAGTTACCATCTTCACCAGTCCAGTTTGTACCTGCCTGTGGGTGCAACATAGAATTTCTTGAGTCATAACCATAACAGAATGATTCGCCACTATCAGTTAACCAGAATGTTCTAGCTTGGTCTGAATAGTTGCAAGAAGTTTTAACTTCTTTTAAATTTGTAACCTTTTGTACAACTGCTGGAGTGGTAACGTTACCTGTATTACCTGTTCCTAATGCGTAATATGTACCTGCGTGGCCATATCCGTAAGTTGTACCATCTTTTGTTCTAAAGTAACCTGATTTGTAACCATTGTAATATTGTATCCAAATGTCAACAATATCTCCGTTAGGTGTAGTTTCGTTTTTAGTAAATGTTGTTGTATTAGTTGTAGTACCATTACCAAAGTTACCATAGTTGTTTTCACCACACCAGTGTGTGTAACCATTACCATCTAGGATTACAACCCAAGTATCTTCTTCATTTCCTTCACACATAAACACAGCGATACCATTATTAGCAACTGGATCCCAACCTGTCATTTTTATAGGTCTGTATTTGTCAGTTGTTGTACCATCACCTAATTGTCCGATACCGTTATTACCCCAAGCATATATTTGGTCACTTGCTGTTCTAGCATATGAACTATCACCTGTTGTAGCGATATCAATAATTTTTTCGTTGTCAAAATACTTACTAGGTATTCTGTAAGGTGCTGTTTTGTTTTGTGTTCTACCATCACCTAATTGACCCTCGTTATTATAACCCCAAGTCCAAACATAACCTAATTCATCTAAACACATAATATGTTTAGTGTTGTTCCAAGGATAAGTTGTGGCTTTAATAACTCTTGTATCTTCTAAACCGTGAACTCTGTAAAAACCATTTCTGTCTGATTGAGTATTACCGTGTCCCATTTCACCATTTGATTGTTCACCGTTTCTGTATAATTCTCCATTTTCCATAAGAAGCATACAACTATCTCTTTCTTCGTGTAATTGTATAATTCTTGGTGTCGTAAATTCTTGTCTTCTAGGATTTGTGTGATGACCTCTCATTTCTTGGTAACCACCTGCGTTCATATCCTCTGAACGTCTGTATTCCCAAAATCTCATATTCATTTCACCAAAGTATGATGAGTAATGAGATTGTGAATCTTGGAATCCTGTTCTAGGATATCCCATACCCCATAGAACACCGTTTTTATCAATGTATCTATTAGCATTATCAATACTCATAGCTACGTTATTGTGGTGTTTGTAAGGCCAATGCATTGGTTCTGGACCAAAGAACATAGCAGCATTTTCTTCTTGGTTAACCATTCTACCAAAAGATTGCCAATCATTGAAATATGATTGTACGTGTGCTGGATAATCTTCGTAATCTTCTTTAATTAATCTACCACTTGTTGTTGTAGATTTTGCCATCAAAGGAGACCTTGTTCTTTCTTGAGGACCAAAATGAGGATATCTACCTTGCGTATCTCTTAAAGCTCTGTACATACCTGTAGGACCTTTGTAAATTATTTCACCATCACTTCTTCTTTTTTGTGGTCTGTAAATTACAACATCATTATAAGAATAGTGAGTATAAGGATTATATTCACCTCTAAATTTAATTCCTGTTTGTAGTCTGTCCCAATGTTTATGTCCTCTCCAAGATTGTTCTATGTCAAAACCTATGCTTGCGTTATTACCATACATAGCAGTTTTGCCTGAAGCTGAACAATAAGGATATATTTTTGTATATGAATTTCTGTAACCGATAGGTATATAAATTTCTACAACTCTATCTTGGTTTTTTTCAAAAGATAATTCACTACCACCTCTTGTAGAACCATCTTCAGTAGTGTATGACGGCATATCACCAGTATAATTACCACCACTATTTGCAAAAGTATTATTTAATGAATTGATGTATTGTGCTTCTGTAACCTGTCTGTTATTTAAGAAGTATCTTACGTAACCATTTTTACCTGCACCTCTCCACATTGGAATATTTGTTGGAACATAAGACCTTGCTCTTGTTTGTGGAGCATTTGTCTCTGCTGACCAACCCATACCTGAATGTGATGTACAATAGTAGTAAAGTGTTGGTGTACTTGCTCTTACTTTAATTTCTGTATATGCACCTTTTTTACCTGGTGTACCAACAACGGTTACGCCAGTTGTGTATGCTGAACCTGAAGCGTGTGTTCCATTAGCAGTTGTTGATAATTTTAAAGGATGACCTGTATTTGAACTATCTGATTGGTCAAATCTATAAGTTTTACCCTCTGTTAAATTTAATGCAACATTAGCCGTAGCGGTTACACCGTCTATTGAATATTTGTTTGTAGAACCTGTATTGTAATAAGGGTGGTCACTAGGGTTACCTGAAACTACTGCAACTTCAAAAATTCTTTCGTCAACAGCAGTTGGGTCTATCATATTTGGTAAATGAAAAGTTGTACTATCATTTGATACCGTTTCGTTATTTGGACCTCTTATAATTTCTGAAAATGTAAAACTAGTTGAAGCACCTGCACCACCCATTCTTGTATCTTCAGTATTTGCACCTGTGCTTGATAGATATAATGGATAGAATACACCTGATTGACCATTTGAATTAGTACCTACAACATAGTAAGGACCATCATTGTCAGCCGCAAGTGAAGTACCTGAACCGTGAGTACCATCAACGGTTGTTGAAAACGCTAATGGAAAAGTTTTATTTGATTCGTCTCTTTGATGAAATCTATATTTTTCACCTTCTCTAAAGTGAGTAAAGTTTCTGTCGCCATCTTGTTCTTGGCCTAAATCTATACTTGGTAATCTATTATCAAATTTAAATTGATTTGAAGGAGAAGTTACCGCTTCCACATAAAAGTTATTATGAACTGGTGTGTAAGATTGATAGAAAGCATTTTTTTCTGTATTTAATTCACCATATCCATAGAAATTACTTCTATCACCTTGAGCGTAATCTTCTTTTTCGTGTAGTAAATGATATTGATAATCCAAGAACATACCATTTGAAATATTACTATAATTAGATTGTTCAAAAGGCATTCTTGTAGAATTTTGTGTATTTTCATCACTACCATATCTTGATGTGTTTACAATTCTTCTACCTGTAGCGTCATTTCTTTGGTCGTAGTCTCTAACGGTATGATAACCACTTCTAAAATCGGGGTCATTAGATAATGTTCTAGTCCATTTATAACCTGATTGTTTATCACCAGGAGCACATTCTTCATAACCAGTTGAGAGATAAGGATTTTTACAAATCCATAAGGAGTTTGCAAACCAAACTACATCATCTTTAGTATAGTTTGTATTTTTATTCCAATCGCCTTGGAAACTGAATTTTATACGTCCTAAATTTACTTTTGCCATTTTTATCTCTCTTTATATTTATCCTAAAATAGGTGGATGAGGAATACAATGATATTGTCCATCCCATTGTCCTTGCATATAACTTCCACCGTATCCGTTTAAGTAATATCTGTTATCAAATGTTTTATATTCAAAGAAACCATAGTTTGTGTCAGAGTTATCACCATAACCACAACCGTTTACATCTTCAACGTTTGCAATCATAGATGGTGGTAATTTATTTTGTATAAAGTAACCATCATTAAAGTGGTCTTTACCATTCTCTGCGTCTCTATCTGTATTACAATTACCTGAACTAAAACCTACAGCAGCCATACCATAACTATTTCTACCTGCTGAATACATTATTCCGTCCCAAGTTAATATTCTTACAGACGTATCGTTATAATGTGAATAACTTGAAATTTGTTTTACGTTGTGAATATCTTTTTGTGTATTAGAACCAATTTGTACTTTTGGTGTTTGGAAACTATTTTGTGTTGTGTTATTACCAATACCTAAATTGTAATAGTTATTGTAACCAGCACATTGAATATTACCCATACTATCTTCAATCCAGAAATTAGGATAGTTAGCACAACCTGTAAACCACATATTGTGAGCGTCTGAATTAGCCGCATTACCACAACCATTTGAACAAATTGTAAATGTATTTAAAGCAGTTGTGTTACCATTTCCCATCCAACCTGAACCGTTATAACCGGTTACGTAAATGTTTCCTCTTTCTGTCAAGATTGCAGCTCTTTGGTCGTCTGAATCTGTATCTTGTAGTAATCTTTTAATTCTACCAACACCTGCGTCTGTAAATGCCGGTGAAGAAATTTGTTGAGGTGTATTTTGGTCAGTTGTATTACCTACACCTAATTGGCCATCATTGTTTCTACCCCAAGCATATAAATTTCCTGCTGTGTCAACTGCGTGAACCATCACATAGTTACCACCTGAACACCACATATGCTCAATTTCATTACCGTTAAAGTAAGTTGCTTTTGCAATTAATTGAGGTGTGCTATAGTTAGTTGTATTGTTAGTACCTAGTTGACCATATCCGTTATAACCCCAAGAATATAAATTTCCGTTTTCATCTAAAGCATAACAAGAGTGTGTATTTGTATTTTGTCCGTCCATAACATTTGAAATCCAACATCTTTTAATTCTTACATCTTTAAATATGTGCGTTGAACTATTAGCTGCCAAGTAAACGTTTTGGTTAGAACCACCAACTCTTACCGGGTGGTCTCTGTTTGAAGTACCAGCGTCACCATTTTGACCGTGACCACCATAACCCCAATGATATAATTCACCAGAATTCATAAGCGCCATACCACAAGCATAACCTAATTCTAATTGAATTATTTTAGGAATTTCTCCGTCAGGAGTTGTGTGAACACCTGTACCACCATTATCTGTACTTCTCCACCAATCATAGTGAGAAAAAGTTAATTGTCTTCCTGTCATTAAGTCGTGGTTAAATGCATTACTACCATCTGAATTTGAGCCCCATAACCAAGCGTTACCTGTACCACCAATAAATCCTGGTGTGTTAACTGAATTTCTAAATGTTCTTTCAGGTCCTAATCTTTCATATCTATTATCTGTAAATACAGGACCTCTGTTTGATAATGATATACATTCGTGTGGGTTACCTGTAAATAAATCTGAACTACCTCTTAATTGTTTTTCAACGGTAGCAACTTGGAAAGTTAAATCACCTGCAGCTGTGCCACCAGATTTAATGAATACATCACCATCAATTGTAATTGTATCACCAACTTGGTTATCTTCACCACCTGCTAATTGACCTGTGTCGTTAAAATATCTTCTCTCTCTTCTTGAATCGTATCTTGTATCTTCTACGGTTACCGTAGCCGCACCTGCAACACCAACACCATTTACTTGAATAGTAAAGTCAGGAGCACCACCGCCACCTAATGAACCATCAGCAATTGTTACCGTTTCGTTATTAACATAACCTGAACCACCTGTTGGAGTAGATGTTTTATTTCTTTGTTTTATAATTTCTACTTTTGAAGCTGCACCTGTACTATCAATTGTAATATTAAAAGTTGCACCTGTACCAACACCTGTTGTTGCACTTTGAGATAAATTTGTATATGTTCCTGCTGTTCTTGAAGAATTTGCAGCCGCAAAGTTATCAACTGCAAGAATATTTCCGTTACCTTGTATATCAATTCTGAACATACCTGGATATGCACCACTTCTTGAAGATGATTTAGCACTTACAAATCTATAAGTACCGTGTAATCTGTTTGCATCAGCAGCTGAAATATTATTTACACTTGAAATAACACCATTGTCTTCCCATTGTTGGTCGTCTGCTTCATATTCTGTACCCATTTTTAACCAATACATATTAGCATTAGTATCTACATTTCTGTTATAAGGTAAAAATCTGTCTGTTCCATCTGTTGTATGTTGTCTTAAACATATGTAAGTTGTTAATGTTTCTTTAACTTGATAAGGCTCATAATCTGTACCTCTGTCATTGTTAATACCAACTCTAATTTGTACAACATCATTTTCGTAATAAATTTGTCCTGAAGTGTTTACGTGTAAACCTCTCCATTTAAATGAGTTTCTTAAAGGTCTCCAAGTGTCCCATTCTGCAACAACTATTTTAGCGCCATAACTTGCGTTACCTGTTGAGAAATAATAAACTTCACTTGGTGTATCTTTTGTAAATTCTACAACTACTTTTCTAGCTGTCTTTGTATTAAATTTTGAAGTATTGATATAATCTGTTCTTGAAACTGGCTCTTCATTATGATAATATGAAACACCTTCAGTTAAATAGTTTGAAGATTGAGACGTAGCTGAAGTTGACATTGCAAGAGGATTATCGTCATTATTATTATTGTTTTGATAGAAAACAATCTTATCACCTTTTCTTACATAAAGAGTAGGCGCATATTCTATTGTAGAGGTTACGTCTGCGTCAATTTTAAATTTGTTTGTTGAATCTAATGGGTCGTTTGCAACTTCAACATTGTAATAATATTGAGTATTTTGTTCAGGTCTTTTTCCTGTTGTAGTTGATTCTCTGACATTCAAATAATCTGTATTATTCCAGATTACAACGTCATCTTTTTTATAACTAGTTGAATTATCGTAATCACCACGATAGTTGAACCATAAATTTCCGATATTTGTTCTAGTAATTGCCATTTTCTATCCTATTTATACCTTTACGCCTCAGCTTTTGAAACATCAGCTGTTGTTCTATAAACTAAATTTCCACCTTTATCTAATTCAATTTGCATTGAACCATTAATTACATTAAAACCTAAATTTTCTTCAGCAGCATTTGTCAAAGTATCTACGTTTTGTGTCACCGTGTTAAAATTTGTAACCACTTGTCTATTCAATTGACCTGTATCTTTATCAAAAGATAAAGTTTGTAAAGTAGGTGTCACATTTTCATCAACATATGCTTTATTAGCTAAGTGATTAGAACTTGTAGGTGAAACCGAAGTTTGTGGTATTGTTGTAAATGTTGTTGTATTTCCACTTGAAGCAGAAATATTTGAACCTGATATTGTAATGTCACCAATTACGGCAGAGTTAACGGTCAAGTTGTTTTGACCACCACCTAATTGGTTTTCAACGAATGTTCTAATTGCTTTCTCGGTTACGAGAGCAGTATCAGAATTATCGCCTAAAGTACCATCTGTACTAAATTCTGAAATTGTTGCACCAAAATTTCCTAATGCAACTGAACCTAGAGATAATTGTCTTAATCCAGAAAGGTCAAAAGCTTCTGCGTTCAATGTTGCCTTACCTGTTGATTGTTCTACTCTAAACAATTCACCAACTCTAAAGTTACCATCTTGGTCAGTTGAAGTATAGAATACTCTACCTCTATCTAAATCGTAAACTTCATCTGATTGGTCTGGTGATTGTGTATAACCATTTAAGTCAGGATAGTTTGTAGTTGATATACCACCTGTACCAATATCTAGGAAGTCGTGACCTGTTAATCTTATATTTGAATAATTTTGTCTAATTGTAGCAGTTGTTCCGTGTGACGGAGCATTTGTTTTTGAAATATTTGGCGATATTTCCATACTTGTTATACCACCATTTGAGTGTGATAAAACGGTTACTACAATATAACTTACACTTGAAGCATTTGAGAATACAATATTTGAACCAGGTTTTGGTGAAGCAGCTAAACCAGTAGTTTTTACCGTTGCACCAACTGGTAAAATTTCTGCATAACCATTACCACTTACGGTACCTGCTGTGTTTTCTTGTTTATAACCTGAACCTGCAGCTACATAAGTCCATCTTGAAATTACTCCGTCGCCAATTGTAGCAGTACCTGTTCCTACCGTTGTTGCGTTAGGGTCAGTTACCGAAATTGAAGGAGCTGATGAATAACCTGCACCACCATCAAGTATTAAGAATTTTTTAATAATTTGGTTTTCAATTACAACTCTCGCTAATGCGTTTCTTGTAGGAGAACCACCACCTGTTATTGTGACTCTTGGTTCAATTTCATAATTTGTTGTGGCATTAGGAGCAACTGCAACACTTGTAGGACCAAAAACTTCCCAACCAGCTGAACCATCTTCTTTGAAAACGGTAGCAGTTTTTGTTGCTGAAGTGTAATCACCAATATAAGCAGTTTGACCTGAAGCAGTACCAGTTGTAACCGTAATTCTCATACCGTTATAGAAGTCATCTGCTTGTGTATCAGCAGCTGCCAATCTGATAGTTGTTGTTGAACCACCTTGAGCAACACCAATTGTTGTAAAGTGACCTGCACCATTTGTTGTTGTATCAATATGTTTAACAGCACCATCAGCAAAGTCAGCTGTAAAGTTAGCATTTGCGCCTGAACCTGTTATTGTTTCTGTAGCAGACGAATAAGTTTCACCTGCGTATTCTTGTTCTAATCTGTAAACACCAGCGTTTGATACTAATGCTCTACCAATGATTGCCTCATTGTCTCTATTAGTTACCGTTGCTGTAACCGGTGTTTCATTAGGGTCAACGCCTGAAGCAACTGAACCTCTTTCACCATAAGAGTTGTTAGAGTTTAGTGAACGCATTACACCGCCTGAGTCAGCAAGATAACCAACGTGGCAGTAATAAGTAAATACAGATACTAATTCTGATTTTGCACCATTTAATATCCAAACACCTATACCATTATCAAGTACCTGTGTAAAGTCATTTGCAAGTATTGATTTATTACCTGCATTATGTAAAGAACCATCAATTTTAATACCGATTGCTCTAGTACCAATAGATGAGCAGTTTTGTACAAAAGGTGACCTTGCAACAATGTGAACTGAAGTATCAGTAGGACCCGAACCTGGGTCAAGAGCACAAACAACACCTGTTGCTGTTGCACCTGTACCAGTTGTAGGTCTTGTTAAACCGTCAGCACTTGCTGAACCAGATAATTGACCTGTCATTCCACTAAATGTCATACCAGATAATGTGCAAGAGTCATTTAATCTCCACATTGTCTGTCTGTTATTTGGTGTTGAACCGTCACTTGAAATACCTGCACCAGCACCATTGTTAGTTGTAGTATCTGGTGAAACGGTAACACTTCGTAAGTTGTCACCTATAATAGCAGTTTTTCTTGGAACCGTAATTGGTAATTGTTCAGTATATGTTCCTGTTGAAACTTTAATTGTTTTAAAATTTGTTGCGTCTGAAGCTAATTGAGTACAAGCATATTTTAATGTTCTCCAAGGTAATTCAGGAGAAGTACCTCTACCTGTATCTGTATTATCTGTACCTGAAGTAGATACGTAATAAACTTTGTTTGCTACATTTGGTAATGACCAAACTATATCTGTACCATCTGATTTTAAGAAAGTACCAGCTGCGCCGATTGGCAATCTAATTCTTTGAGTTGCGTCTCTAGTTAATATATCACCTCTTGTAGTTAGAGTTGCGTTTGAATCTCCTTCTGCAAGTAAATCCCAAGATGTTTGACCTGAAACATCTGGTCTATTAGAAGCTGATGAAGTGTGATTTGTTTTTGCTCTATAAGAAGAAGCACCATAACCAACTGCGTCACCAATTTTGTAAGCAGTAGATGTTGCCCAATTGTTTCTCCAATATAATCCTTCTACAACTAAATCCCAATATGAGTTAGTTGTACCTGTTGGCTCTTGGTTTGTTCCATCAATTTTAGCCACATAATAATGACCACCGTGGTTTACGGTATCACCAGTTTTATATGCTGTTGAGTTTGACCAAGTACCTGTGTTAGTAAATCCTGTTGTAAATAATTTCCAATCTGAAGCATTGTTGTAAGGTATAACGTTATTGTTTGCTCTTTCAGCAACGTAGTTATAACCACCGTAGGTAACAATATCGCCTAATTGGTATAAAGTTGAAGATGACCAAGAATTTTCAAATTCTAGTCCTGATACAAATAAAGTAAATTTACTTTCGTCTAATGTTGTACCTGAAGATGTGTGTTGAGTTGTACATAGATATGTGTTTGCACCGTATTTTACAATGTCATCATTTCTGTAAGCTGTTGATGTTGCCCAAGAACCTCTCCAAGCCAAACCAGCGGCAAATGTTTGCCATTTTGAAGTATCGTCATATAAATCTGCTTGTGATGTATGTCCTGTGACACATCTGTATGTTGAACCACCGTAGGTTACGATATCGTCAACTTTGTAAAGAGTTGTTGCCGCCCAATTTCCTTTATACTCAAAACCGCCGGCCATTTTAGCCCATTTAGCAGTTGCGTGGTTTAAATCTACATAAAAATCTGCGTTTGCTGTGTGATTGACTTTACAGACGAAAGCATTACCACCATAGGTAAGTACATCATCTTTGATATAAGCCGTGCCAGTAGTCCAAGCACCCTTGAAGTGAAACTTTAATCTACCTAGTACAAAATCTGCCATTGTTTTTTCCTATATTTCCTTATTAAGTGGTCCAGTTACCTGTTGCACCATCTTTAGCACCGTATGTATATTCATTTCCAATTCTCAATACCAAATAACCGTCAGCATTAATAAAGTAAGTCGCTTTGTTTTCATCAAATACGTGTTGCTCATATTTTCTGTTTATAGTATTCGCTTGTCTAGGGTCAGTTGTTGAACTATAATCAATAGGTATATCATTAATATTATGTCCTACTGAATAAGAACCGCTAGCATACGTTAACTCATTTTTTTGAAACTCACCTACTGAATTGTAAGCTGTTCCTTCACCATTGTCCATATTAATTGAATCACCACTATACCAATTAGTTTTAGTATATGTTAAGAGACCATCTCCATCACGACTTAATCCGTGGAAACTATATTCACTAGTAATCGTTTTACCATTTGCGTCTTTAGCGTTGTAAACTTTATTTACTACTAGTGCCATTAATATCTCCTAACTTAAATTCTATCTATATTTATAAAACTTTATTACGTTAATTCCAAAATTGATAAAAAACATTCCATATTTGTACTCGTACCATATATTCTAATAATGTCACCAGCCTCTAGATTCAGAGGTTTATCCATCTGTAAAGTGTCATTAGGTGGTATCTCTGCGTCTTTTAATACCGTTCTAAACGTAGAACCACCGTCAACCGTAATCTTAATTGTGCCTTTAGAAGTACCAGAACTATTTAAGTTTGATACCATACAAGCGTGAATAACTGCTTTTGTACTTGCTGGGCAAGTGTATATATTAGCACCTGAAGCGTCTGTTATAGTTAATTGAGCACCTGCATTTATAAACGAACTAGCCATAATCTATTAACCTCCTAAAGCAATAGCAAAAGCAACTGCGTCACCCTCGGCAGCTAATGGGTCACCAGTAGCAGTACCGTCTTTAGTTAAATTACCAGTTGTTATTACATCACCTGATACGTTAGGCAATCTTACAATTCTATCACCAGTTGGCTCAACTACCTTTAAAGTAGTTTCAAAAGCGTTTTCTAAAAGTCCTTCAAATACTAGATTTGAACCGTTAAGAATAATGTCATTTGTAGAAATATTACCGTTAGTGGTAACGTCTTGCAAAATAACCGAACCTGCACCACCTAATTCTTTAACCGTACCGTTTTGTAATTTAGTATAAAACTTACCATCAGAGGCATTCATAGCCAATTCGCCGATTTCCATTACATTAGAAGCCGGTATTGCGAGTGGTGTGAATGAACGTTTTGGTTTAATTACGGTTGACATAATTATCTTTTTCTATTCTTTACGTTATATTTAATTTTGTTTATTAGTTTATCTTTTGTTAGTCTTCTATCTAACTCAATACCGATTTTTCTACCGATATCTTCTAATTCTTTTTTTGTTTTATGTTGTAAATCACCAACTCTTACAGCTGGTTTCTTTTTACCTGATAAGTAATTTATTGTTTTTTTATCATAAGATTTTAAAACACTATCAAACCACTTTTGTAATATACTGAACACTAGAAAGACCCTCCATCAATAGTGCTAATCTCAACATCACCTGAAGTCACGTCAAAATTATTTGCATTAAATTTAGCAACACCAATATTTGAGCTGCTAGCTAATTCTCCCGAAATAGTTAGTTTATTTCCGTTTGCAACGGTATTTAATCCTTCACCTGCTAAAAATTCTAAAGTACCTTCTAAAGATACTTGACCTTGAGTTGAAGTTTCATCTGTAAAGAAAATAGTAGGATTATTTAATTTACTTGTTGCAATACTACCTGCTAACATTGAGTTAGTAATACCTAAAGCCTTAACTCTTAATGCGTCTGTAGCAACTTCTACTGAACTATCATCTACTGCAACATCTAAAGTATTGCCTGATTTAGTTAAAGCTGCACCTGCAATTACTGAACCTGCACCTGAAAATTGTACAACATCTAAAGAAGTTGTTCCGAAAGTTGGAGCACCTGTGTGTGTAAATACATAACCGTTGTTAGCACCTACCGTACCTTCTTCTACGAATACGAAAGCACCACCAGATAATTCAGCAGGTTGGTCTTCAGGAGTTGCTCTTGTTAATACAAAAGCAGTTGAACCATCACCTTGCGTTGAAACAACATAGATACCGTTTTGAGCACCTGCTGTTTGATTTTTAACTAAAATTCTATCGTTTACACTAGCAGATACACCATCAATAACAATTGCACCATTTGAACTTGCTGTCAAAGTTGCACCAACACCTGAACTTCCGTTATTATATGTTGCTGATAAGTTTGCTGTTGTAGCTGCTCTACAAGATGGTTTAGTATCTAAACCTTGAGCAACTTGGTCAACGTAAGCTTTGTTTGCTAATGATTGATTATCAAAACCACTTCTATCTTCATAACCACTAGGAACTTTTACCGTACCTGTGCCGTGTGGATTTATATTAATATCTTTGTTTGCACTTCCTGTTGAAAGTGTTTGGCCATTAATTGTAATATCATCAACTACTAAAGATTGTAAACCAGCAATATCTGTTGTTGTAGAACCTAAAGTTAATGTAGATGAACCTAAAGTAGTTTGACCATTTGTTGATAACTTAGCATTGGTTACTGCGTTATCAGCTATTTGAGTAGTGTCCACACCTGAAGCAGTAATATTAAAGGTAACATTGTTATTTGTGATTGCTGAATCTAAACCAGTACCACCTGTAAATGTCAAAGTCTCATTAGTATTGTAAATGTCTGTACCAGTATCACCCGCTAAATCTATATTTGAAAAGATTGTTTCAAAACCTAATTGTCCCGAACCATCTGTTTTTAAAAATTGTCCTGCTGTACCGTCTCCGACAGGCAATGTGAATATTGTTGTTGCACCTAAATTATTGGCAGATTTTAAAGCAACGAAATTAGAACCATTATTTGTTCCTTCATTTATCTTAATTTGACCACCGTTAGTAGCTGAATTACCTACGATTAACTCATCTATTGCTTTGTTTGAGTCAACGATTATTGTTGAGTTAGCAGTTAATGTACCGTGAGCGTGGTCATTTAAATCTGCAAAATATTTACCGCCGATAACGTCAATACTAGTTGCGTCACCATTTGAATCTACTGAACCTGTTCCTATGAAAAGTCTATCACCTAAATTTGCTTGAGTACCTGTACCGAACGTAAGACCCATTTCTCCTTGTTTTAGTGTACTTGGAGCTGAAGCTGCATTACTTCTTTTTATCTGAATTATAGTTGCCATTTTTTATCCTTAAAAGTTACCACAATTAAACAAGAGCGTTCCGGTTGTGGTTACTATCTCCGTTCTGGTTACAAACTTACCGTCTGAAGCTCTGTATTGTAATAATGAACCATCATTTAAATCAGTAGTGTCAACATCGCCTAATAATTTTAATTGTAAAGTGCTGTTCCCGGCAGCCTGAGCTGAGGGCAAGGTTACTGCTACTTTTTGTGGACCGGCACTTGTATTTACGTTGATTTTTGCTGTAATATCAGGCATAAATCTCCCTCTCTTTTCTATATTTATAACGAAAACGAGTTAGAATTAAGTTGAAACCTGTGGACGTACCGAGATAATTCCTTCAATTACTCTGGTTACAACATCTCCTGTCTGAATCTCTAGGTCATATACGTATCTAGTGTCTTCTAGGGCTGTTGTTTGAGCAGCTGTAAGTGATAATGTCACCGTACCTGTAGCTGCGTCTGAAGCAATTGTAGTTGTGAAATCTTGTCTAGTTTGCGTGGATTGATATCCTTTTGCTAACTTCGCTCTTGCCGTATAACCTGTCAAGTTAAATGCATTGCCATTGGCGTCTTTTACCGTCACATCCGAGGTAAAAGTTGCGCCTTGGTCTATTGTTAAGTTAGCTATTGCGGCCATCTATTTCTTCTCTTTAGTCTCTGCTGGGGTCTCTTTTTTTATTAATTCTACTATCTTGGCATTATAATGATTTGTCAAAACATCAATTTTTTCAAGCTCTAGTTTATGTCTAGTCGCATTGACCTGAATTTCTTGTCTTACTACTAGGTAATTTTGTAATTCAGGACTAAATTTTGTCTCATCATATTCTTTTCCATCAATTGTAATCATATCACATTTTCTCCTTTATACTATTTATAATAGTTTTTCTATATCTTTTGTACCATTTAGAGTAAACATCAAGGCGATTCTTGGTCTATTACTCATATTAATTACTGCGTGTTTAAAGCCAATATTTAAAAAATTAGCAGTACCGTCTTTTAAAGTATAAGCCTCAACTTTATCTCTTTTAAATAAGTTTACTACGTTCTCACCACCAAATATAGGAACAATACATCTAACACCATAATTTACATCATAATCTACGTGAAAAGGTATCATCTTACCTGGTGCTAATTTTGTAATTCTAATTCTACTGGCTGGTGCTTTACATTGTTTTACAATATGTTCAAAATAACTACCTGTATATTCTGGTGTTGGTACATTATATAAGTGTTCTTCTTTTCTTTTTAATCGTTCTTTAATACTTAAAGTGTGTGGTAATATTTCACTAGGTGTTGTTAAGTTAATTTGTTCAAAGTTATCATATACACTTTTTACTAAATCCATATGATTATCACATAACATAGGGTTTGCTGATTTTACATCTTTAAAATCATTTGCTAATGTATTTGTAGCATTTCTTAATTTTTCTAAATCTATATCAAGTTTTAGGTCTGCTACACTAGGTAGTTTATGTTTAGTTAATTTGTCCATTATGTTCTCTTTCTATAATGTAATCAGATTTTGGTTGCCATTTAAAATTGTCATCTTGTAATCTAATGCTATAAACATACTGCAACATTTTACCAGTTTTAAATAAAAACTTATTTTCTAATTGTAATTTTGTGTACCATTCTCCTTTTATATAATCTTTAAATGCCTTATCGGTCATTTTTCGTTTTCTTTGATATAGATTATTTATCGCTTTATTTTTAATGTCGTGGGTAATATAGAGTATTTTAAAATTATTTTCTTTTGCCCATTTAATTTGATACTCTGCCATAATTAAACCACAATGAGTAAATCTATGTTCTTTTAAAATGTGATAACGACATACTCTAACTGCAATATCGGGGTCATTTGTGTAATGTGATTTTTCAGCTGCCGATATTGATATTAACTTATCATCTTTAAAACACATCCAAGTTTCAATATCTTCATTATCTGGATTATATTTTTTACGAGTTAAACTATCATTACCTTCATCAAAAGTTTGTAATCTAAACTTTTCTATCAATGGCCAATATTTGTTAGGGTCTTCAGAATATCTTTTTACAATCATAATAATTTTGCGTGTGCTACTAATCTTCTACCACAAAATATTTCTGCGTCAATAATATGTTCTTCCCAAAAATCATATTGTTGCATATCTCTTGTAATAGTTTTTAAATTTAATCTTTCATCATAATGTTTTTGAGTATGATAAGGCTCTTGTATTATAGCATTATTACAATTATAGAATTTCATAATATCTGTAAACATATTATAATGTTCTTTTTCATATAATAAAACTCCACTAAAAATAATACAATCTACTTTATAACTAACAGGTTTTAAATTTGACCAATCACCTACTGCATATTCAATATTAAGGTTGCCAACCCATTCGTATTGTGCTATATTAATAGGTTCTAATGAAGTGTCAAAACCATAATACTGATAATCTTTATAATTTTTTTCATATAAGATTTCATTTACCGGACCGTGTCTGCAACCAACATCTACTATACCTTTATATTCATTTTCAATTATTATATCAGCTTGTTTTTCAAAAATAGGTTTAGCCTCTGGTGTATCAAGATACCACATATCTTGCATAGCATACTCTTTCATCAAAGGCACGTTACCTGTCTTTGTTGTTATTTTAGGCCAAGGTATTCTTTTACTTATAGACATTATTAAAATCTGCAGCTATTCTCCATAGTAAACGATTATTATCCATTACAGGTGTTCTACGGTGTAAACTTGTAAATTGGTCCATTAATAATAAATCACCCTCTTTAAATATATGATGATATTGATATTGAGATTTAAATATTTTAGGCATTAATTTTTTAATCATTTCTTCAGCGTCAATTTGTTTCTTACCTTCCCAAGCTTTCGTGATAAAGTGATAAGGAAAATAAAAGTATTCTAAACCAGTATGTGGATGTTGACCAACTAGTTTACGAATACTACCTTTGTTCTTACTCATAAACTCTAACTCGGGGTCGCCTTCTTCTAAATCATATATTGTATTGTTTTTAAATTTAAGTCTAATTGTAATTGAACGCCAATATTCTTTTTCATCATCTGACATATCATAGAAAGGCATTTGAGTATTGCAAACACTTAACGTTGTATTAATATCTTCTTTTACACAATATAAACTAATTAATATTTTATCTATTAAGTGTCGTGAATTACCATTTGAGTGCCAGCCTAATTCTGTATCGCCAAACATACCAAGTTTTTTACCGTCTTTGTCTCTCTTGCCCGTGACTAAAAATATTTCCGGATGTTCTTTAGGATTCATAAACAAATCTGGTGATTCACATTCACCAAATTTTTTTAATGTGTTTATGTATTCAGATTCATCTAGTTTTTGATTGTAAAATACTGCTACACCTTGTTTGTGTATACCTTTTGATATATCTATTAATTGTTCTTTTGATAGCTCTTTTATTTGTACATCTATCTTCTCTGGATTTATCATAATATATTTTCTACCTTTTGTTTGAATTGACTAAAACTTATATCTTTAGGAATATTATTCCATCTTGTCACCCAAGCACACCTAGGTGCCTCTGTCACCACTACTCTATGCATTGTAGTAGTTTGTATTAGTATTGGTTTATCAACTACAATATGACCAATCTCTCTTTCACTTAAAAACTTTTCAAACTCTGGTGTATATTGACCCATTTCTTTTTGTGCTTTAAATTCGTGATAATATGCATAACCGTGAGCATTCTTTTCAGGTAAATAAACTTCATCATCTTTAGTTTCATAGTAAATTATTTTTGAGTTTCCAAATATAGGTATGACAACATTATAACCATTCGGGTGTTCAGTATCTAAATCAATATCTGTATGAGCAAATACATCCTTTTCTGTACTATCTGCTGTGTTAAAACCTGTTGAACGAAATTGATAATGTGGATGTACTTCTTTATGTTTTGATAATATAGAATCAAATAATTGTTCGTAACCAGTAGGCACACCTGTTCTATTATCCTCTAATGAATAACTTTTAAATGGTGTTTTACCAAATGTATTTGATGATGTAGCCTTTACTTCTACATACAATCTATTTAAAGTATCATAGTCTGGTTTTATATTTACGTACTCTGCTATTCCTGGTATCATAATTCTTTTATCACTCCATCAATATAAGGGTCTTTAAATTCTTTTACAATCTTGCCATTTTCCCATAGATAGGCATATCTTGAACTTCTAACGCCAAAAGTTTTTCCCCAATCAAGGTCTTTCTTTTTTGATTTAGCAAATTCTGCTATCGGGTCTGATACACTATCAATATCTTTATGACCGTGCATTTTGTTCCAAGTCCACATAACATAAGCGTCATTTACTGAAACAAATACGACCTTATCTATACCTAACTCTTTTAGTTTATCTAGTTTACTAACAAAACCTGGTAGATGTTCATAAGTACAATTTTCTGTAAAAGCACCTGGAACACCACACATAATAATTCTTTTACCCTCATCTATATCATAAGGTTTAATATAATTATCTTTTAACCAATATAATCCTTTTACTTCCATTTATCATTCCAATCATCATACTTTTGTTGCCAACCACTTACTTCATCTATCATATCTTTTTTTAATATTTTTTTACATTCTTTTTCTACAAACTTATAGTTTTCAGGAGTTAAATTTTCCCAACAATCGTTTTTTGCCCACATATCTTTTACTTGACTACCTAGTTTTGTCAATATATCTTTTGTCATATCAAAGTGTCTATCACCTACACCTTTCTTGGCAGGTGTAAACGTTATTACATATACAGGTTTATTTGATATAGAATACTTTTGACCTAGGTCTGCATTATAATAAGCTTTAACAACCAACCAGTCCATAAGATTTTTAAATCCTACTGAATAATGACCTGTATATTCTGGTATTGCAAATACTAAAACATCACTATCTTTTAATTTTTTATCCAAATCTTCTACTGAAATAGGTATATTACCGTCAGGTTTATTTGAATTACAAATAGGTAGATTCATTTTAATAATATGTTTAAAGTTTAAATAACGATTCATTAATAATAAACCTCTATGGTTCATTGAATCATTACTATAACTAAATGATACGCCTGTTATATTCATCTTGTATTAAATCACACAAACTTATTCGGTTTGCATTACCCTTTTTAAATTTATTATATTCTTCGTTTTCTGTTGTTGCTAACCACACACTATCTGAAGCACTAAAGTTTAAATCTCTGCATATCTTATCTTGATATTTTTTTAAAGTATTATGTACTGCATAAGGGCTAACTTCTTTTATTATTTTTTCACCTAATTGCATTGAATGATAATTATAATATTTTGCCGAACCTATTAATCTTTCAAGTTGTTTATCTGGCGTTCTTGACCAGTAATATCCTATTCTATAATTTCGTAGTCCAAAACATTTACTTAATGAGAAAAATACCTTTTCAACATTGTATGGTACTTCTATTTTTATTTTCTCTGAAAGAGAACCAACATATGCAATATCTAAAGCTACTGGCATTGTTGTTGGTATATCTACAATGTTACCATCAATAGATGAAGGACAACTTAAATATATTATATCACCTGAATGACTTTCTGGCAACCATACATAATCATCTTTATGTCTAAAAACTTTTCTGTTTTCTTGCATATACCAATAATTAAGGCCTTCGGTTACACCGTTTGCTGGATATAAGTAAGGAAAATCTGATAGATTAATTACAGGTTCTAGCCACTCTGTTATATTTGAAGAGAACGGCTTTACCTCTGTATGATTATCTAATTTGAACTTATCACATATTGCTTTTATTTTTGCAATAGGGAATGTTCTAATAGCTAATGATTGTTTAAGTAGTCTTTCTTTTTGGTTCATAATCTTTAAATAATCTCTCTGCTAGCCAACCACCTGTGTCAAACTTATGTAATCTAATTCTTTTAAAATTTTCGTGATGATTTTTATGATAGCCTTCACCTGCAATAAACAAATTTAACCAAGCAACATTGGCACCACCTGGTGTTCTATGTCCTATGGTATTCAGTAATCCAAATCCTATTTTTGCGAATATAAAAGGTACTAATGCAAATCCTATAAAGAAGTAAGGACTAATTAGAAAACTAATTACCCATACTGCTATTAATATTTTTAACCAATGTCTATGACAAAATACTAATCTAGGATTTTTAAATAAATCTTTTGCATATTTTGTAGGTATCTTTTTTATATCCCAAGTCGTAAATAATACTTTCCAAAAACCTACGTATTTTGAAGCGTGAGGGTCTTCGGGTCCGTCTGAATGTGTGTGGTGCATCCGGTGACTTGCAATCCACCCTATCGGTGTTCTTATGCAAGCTATCATCAACATACTCAAACCCATTACCTCAAACCAAGCAGGCACTTTAAATTGTTTATGACAATAATGCCTGTGTAATAAAATGCTGGCACCCAAATGTGAAATAATTTGAGACCACACTATACCTAATAATATTGCTATTGTTAATTCCATAGTCCTATTTATGAAGCCTGAAAATGATTTCCTATAATCTTGTAAACGTCTTCGCCTGTTTTTACATTTAACACTATCATATAACTATCTTTAAATGAAAAAAGATTATGCGATTTATTTGTATTTAAAAAGTATGCTCTTCCGTGGTCAAAATGTAATGGTTTATTTTCATACATAAAATACATATGAGGTGGATTACATTTTTTAAGAGGCACTAATATTCTTAAACTATTTTGTTCCTCTGTATAGACCGGCAAATCTCTATGAGGTGGAAAATAACCACCTGCTGGTAGATTTAATATATGTGACCTGCCTATGTGATTTTTAAAGGGCTCTACAATTTTTCTAATTTCTGGACTAGAATGATAAACGTCTGTAAATGTGGAAAAAGATAACTCATCATAGTTTGTATTGTTCTCTTTATTATATTCTTTTATTGAATCTAAATCTACTCCGTTCAGAGAACCATCTAAACTAGTTATGCTAAGACCATATCTAGGTATGTCTTTTCTAGGATTATATTTTGCGAATTTAAATCCTTCTATTTCGCTAAATAACTTACCAACTTCACACTCTATATTCAAGGGTATCAAGTCACCGTAGGATAATATACTATTATAACTCATATAAATATTTATATGATTAATATTGTATGTTCCTCCAAACCAGGCGATGGTTTGCTTATGTATAGTTATGAACACCAAAGGTGCTTAAATCTACTAGGTATTAAGACTAATTTGGTAATTATAACTCACCCTAACTTTTCACAACAAGATTATATAAATTCTTTAGTTGAAAAATATCACAATGACCGTAAAGATTATGGTAATGTGTGGTTTGATAATTATATACCTCATTCAAATGATATAAGTTTGATTATGGGTAGAAGTATGATAACCTTACCATATCTTGACAAACATAGATACGATAAAGAACAATTACTTTCTTTACACCTATTGTTTGGTGGTAAATTGATATCTGTATATTCAGAAAATCATCCTGAAGAATATCCAAAAGCTCTTGAATACTTCCACACAAAAGAGACTTTTGATTTATGCGATTATGATGTTTACCCAAAAGGCGTGGGTACACAATTTGAAAAAATGATTAACTTTGGTATTTACAAAGATGTTATACAAGGTAATGAAAAGTTTGAATATCTATTTTTAGGAACAAACGAAGTTTATTACAAAGAAGCAAAAAAAAGAATATTATCTTCCAGAGATAATGATTATCAAAGCTCTTATCGTATATTAACATATTATGGTGAAAAATATTTAGATGATAAGATGAATCACATCTATGCACCAGTTAAAAATTTACTTGGTCTTTTTGACAAGTATGCTTACACAAAAAACTATTTTGACCCAGCACCTAGATTGATACAAGAGTGTAAATGGTTAGATAAAAAAGTATTATATTTAAGAGACAAAAACATAAAAGACGGCGGTCCTGTGTATATTAAAAGACCTGTACCTACGGCTCAGATGTATTTTGACAATATAAATATACTTGTTAAACTTATAGAAAGTATAGAATGAAAAAGATATTATTAGCAAGTGGATGTAGTTATACCGACCCTACATATTTCTCAATATTTCATCCAAACATAGATTGCAACTGGCCAAAATGGCCTGAACTTCTAGCTAAGAAGTTAGATATGGAACCTATGAATTTAGGATATAGTGGTGCTGGTTCTGAATTTATTTACTCATCACTATTAGATAAAATTTTAGAACACAAAAATAAAATAGGATTGGTTGTAGCTGGTTGGTCAAGAGCTTGTCGTAGTGATTATGCTGTTAGCAACGGCGATACAATGTATCTTAATAGAAATGAAAAATGGGACAAATATGGTGACAACAAATACTTTATAGAAAGACATTTAAGATACGTTTATAGTTTACAACAAATTTGTAAATCACTAAAGATACCATTGAAACAAGCACAAATAATTAATTCATATGAAACAGCTAGATGGCATAAAGGTAGTGAAGTATGGCCAGAAGCAAGAGATAAAGTTTTAGATAGAGAAAAACATTATGAGATAATTTATAAAAATCCTTATGCAAAGTTAATTAATGATGATTTCATAGGTCATCTTGGTTGTCCTGCATTAGGTGGTTGGAATATGCAAGATTTTTTTACAGATGATGATTATATTTCAGATGAAGATAGGCACCCAAATGCCAAAGGTCATCAATTGATTGCGAGTAAATTTTATGAACACTTGGATTAGAGAATACGAAGAAATAGAAACAGACCAATATCTAAAACTCTTTGATAGAGTAATGAGAAAAGAAAACGATACTAACGTAGAGTTTCTTGAAAAGAGTATAGAAGAAGTTGTTGGTAGAAAAGCAGTAGCTTGTAATAGTGGTACAGACGCATTACATTTTTCATTAATAAGTTTAGGTATAGGAAAAGGAGACGAGGTTTTAACAACCAACTTTTCTTGGATATCAACTGCTAGTGTAATATCAATGGTAGGTGCTAAACCTGTATTTTGTGATATTGATTTATTAACTTATCATATGTCTTTTGATAGTATTCAAAAGATGTACTCTCCAAAAGTAAAAGCAATAATCTATCCTCATTTATTTGGTAATATGTCTGATATTAGCAAAATCAAAACATTTTGTCAAGAGAAAAACATACACTTTATTGAGGACGCTTGCCAATCTTTAGGTTCTAGTTATAATGGTGCTGTAGCCGGTTCAGAGGGAAATATTAGTACCTTATCCTTTAACGATAACAAAGTTGTATCAGGCATATCAGGAGGCGGAGCTATACTGACAGATGGCGATACAGAAATATTTAAACGTTTGAGGAAACACGGCGACCACAAGATTCTTGGTTATAACTCAAAAATGTTGTTGTTCAATGCCGAGATTATTAATTTTAGATTAAAAAAACTAAATGAATATATTAGTAAAAGGCAGGCAAACGCAAGGTATTATGATGAACATTTAAAAGATGTTGTAATTGTTCAATCGGAAACTATGCAACAATGGGAAAAAGTAAATCATAACTATCACAAATATGTTGTAAGGTTTAAAACAAAAGAAGTTAGGGATTTAGTTAAAAATAAATTAAATGCAAAAGTACATTATAATAAACCTATTTCAGAAAACAAAATGTATGATAATATTGAACATAGAAAAGATGATACAACTATAACAAAAATGGTATGTGATACAATACTTACATTGCCATTATCGCCTTATATGAAGAAAGAAGAACTTGATAAAGTTATAAACACTATATTAATATTAGTATGATAGAACATAATGAATCTTTAACACAATTTAGTTATATAGACAAGAATGGTAATATGAATAACATTACCAACAAATGTCCTATTGAACTTGTTAAGAGTATGAAAAAACTATTTGGTGATAATATGTTTGATGAAACTTTAGTTAACAAAAAGACAGAGGATATTTACGATTATATAATTGAGAAAATTTATAAAACACCAGAGTACCTTGAACAAGTACAATTTAATGATGAAACAAAACTAAAGATTGCGTTTAATAAATTCTTTTACAAAATGATAAAATGAAAACATTAAAAGAAATACAAGAAAATTATTTAGCTATAGATTTCTTTCTGTCTATGTCTTGTAATAAAAATTGCCACTATTGTACAAGTTATACTCTTGAAATGAGAAACTTGACGGTAGATATGGACTTTTTAAGAAATACTTTAGATTATCTAAAAGAATATAAGTGTAGAATAAATCTATTAGGCGGAGAACCAGGTCTCA